TCAAGGGCGCGGTAATCTCGGTCGGAGCCGCACGGTCAACCAACTGGATCGAGCACGCCTGAAGGCCCGGCGTGAGTTCCGCAAATGCGTTGGTGTTGATGCGACCGCCGTCCGGCTTTTTCACTTCTGGCATGGAGATGATGATCATGTCCGTACCGCCAGCGCCGCGACCCTTGAGCGTGTCGTCGCACGACCAGGTGATTTCATCCTCGTTCCAGCCGAGCACATCGTCGACTAGGCCACGCGACGACTTCGAACCAGCGCCTTCGCGTTGGAACTGCGTCAGTTGCACGATGCCCTGATAGCTGATTGCCTCGAGGATTTCCTGCGTGGTCGTGACAGCGAAACGCGCGGGCATGCCCATTTGCATCGTCCGGACCTTGATAGCGCCGATCTGTTGCAAGAGGAAAAAAGCAAGCTCGCCGCTGTCGTACGTCGAAATGGTCGTGTTGCCATTCGAATCCGCCGGCAGGCTGATAGCCGTTGCGCCGTTCGCATTCAGCAGGCCTTCGCCGTTCGACGGATTTGCGCCGTCGAGCAGAAGGTTACGTTGCTGCTGGAACGTTGCCTGACGCATTGCCAGGCGGTGCGCTTCGACCGTCGACGCGCCAACACGACCAAGCGCGGCCGTGTCGTGATGGTCGTACTCGGCGCGCGAGCGGATCATGTACGTCGGCGTGCTGATTTCGCTGTAGACCACCGAGCAGCTCGGAAGTTGATTAGACGCGAACTGGCCCGTTTGGACTTGCGTACGAACATCCATACGCTTGATGTAGACAGCCAGGTCACCTTCGCCCAGACGGACGAGCGGGTCGCCGGTTGCGATCAGGTCAAACGCGCCCGAAGCCTGTTGATATTGCAGGAGCAGTTCGGGCACCAGGTAATGCGGCGAAACCCGAATCTGTGCAGGTACGATATTAGCCATGTGTTACCACCTTAGATGAGGATGAGGGCGGTCGTACCTTGGCGATTCCAGGTAGCTGCACCGGTGTTTGCGTTGAAAGAGACCGTCATGCTGTTGCCGACGTTGATCGAGAGAACCTTGACCGGGAGGACGGCCGTGTTCTGAACCAGCGTGATCGTGCCGGTGAGTGCGCCCGTTGCGATTGCGCCCGAGGCAGCGGTCACCTGGAAGCTGAAGTGCTGGCTATCGGTGAACGCGCTGACGGTTTGGATGCCGTTGACGAGCGCTGCGCCCGTGCCGGTCACGCCGGCGAGGTTGATCGTGTCGCCAATCGCGCTAACGTTCGATGCCGCCGCAGCGACCACGACGAACGTGTACACGCCATTTGCAAACGACGAAGTGACCGAGGTCACTGCAACCGTCGCCGTGCCGCCAGTCGGGACCAGCGTCTGCGTGTTGAAATCCCAGTTCACTGCCTGCGAGGTCAGGCCGCCATCCAGCGATGCGAGGCCCGGATCAGCAGCGACCGCGATCCGTGCGCCCGAACCCATGCGGAAATACGCGACGCTTGCGCCGGTCGAGCCAGCCAGCGGTACCGGGCTTTGCGGCGAACCGACCATCGAATAGGCCTGGTTGAACACCGAGAAGCCCGAGAGATTGGCGGCAGCCGTTGCCGGGGCGATCCCGCTGCCGAGCGTCACATCATTGCCAGCGGCCGGGATGAATTCGCTAATAGCCATGCCGCCCCAAACAGGGGACGTTGCGCTAGGCGCGAGATTGCCCATCGCGAGCGCATAACGCACGGCAGGGTCATCCATGAAAACGCCTTGCACATAGCCGGCGCTTTGTACCGAAAACGAGCCTGCGGCATTGGTCGTCTGGTACGGGTAGAAAGGGGTATTGACATTCATGTTTTCTATCCAGAAATGAAAAAGGCCCGCTCAGTGGCGGGCCTCATTTGGCGACGATTGCCTTAGTGGCTTTTCGGTTGAATGATCTTGCTCTTCATGCGCGGAGGACGATGCGCATCCATCCACGACGGGCGGCTGTCGAAGAACTCGGTGATCTTGTGACCGGCTTCCGACGTGCGCGTGCGCATGACCGGGCCATTACCGGTCGATGCCGGTCGGCTTGCGGCTTCAGCGGCGTCCGCATAGATCGCGGCTTCTGCAATCTCGAAGACCGATGCTTCGAGCTTGCTCAGATCGACGTCCTTCCATGCTGCACTGTGCGACTTCATCGGAGCGGCGAGGCGCTTGCGATATGCCAGCACGTCTTCGCCGTTGAGGGCGCGCGGAGCCTGCTTGCCAAACGCCGAATAGATGCTGTCGGACTTCGCTTGAGCGTCAGCGAACGCGGCGTGGTCAGCATCGGTGAGCGGCTTCACAGCGAGTTGTGCAGTCTGTACCAGCATCTTTTCGAGCTGGTTGACGCGCTCGAGCAGGGCGCTTTCACGCTTCGCTGCGTCGGCCTTCGCCTCTTCCTTCTCTTTCTCTTCTGCGTCGGCCTTAGCCTTCGCTTCAGCCTCTTCCTTTTCCTTGGCTTCGGCGTCGGCTTTGGCCTTATCCGCAGCGGCGAGTTCTTCGGCCGGCATTGCGTCGGGCTTCTTCTCCATCGAATCCATCCGCTTGCACAGCGAATCGACGGCGGACATCAGCTTGTCCCATTTTTCGGAATCGGCCTTGGCCTTTTCTTCTTCGGCATCAGCCTTCGCCTTTTCCTCAGCGTCGGCCTTGGCTTTCGCTTCGAGTTCTTGCTTCGCCTCGGCGTCCGCCTTGGCCTTACGCTCTTCTTCAGTCATCTCAGGTTCCTGAACGTTAGTGGTAGATACGCCAGCAGGCGGACCGCCCTTGTCCCACACGCCAACCTCGCAGATCGCGATGTGGTCGAGCAGTTTTGGGTTTCCCTCAATAAGACCTTTCTCACCGTTGTCGAGGGTTACAACGGTGTTTTCCAACTTCGGATTGCGGAAGACGACGTTGGGCGACGTGGATAACTGCTCTTGCGACATGAGGGTCGCGGTCGCTTCGTCGTAGATGCGGACGATGGCCCAAACTTCGTCGCCCTTGATGTAGGGCAACATGACCGAGCCAACGGCGCGTTTCTTGAATTCCTCAGAGTTGAGGTTGCTGTTTTCAGGATGGTCAACGATGACCGGCAGGCCGTTGCAGCGCGCTAGAAATTCATCGTTGAGATATTCCTCAGGCGGCCGGTAGACGTATTCCTCGTCCTTCGATCGGTACGAGGTGCCCGTGCCGGTGATGCGAATATCGAACAGCCACATGTTCACGAAGAACTGCGGCGACGAGTACTCGCCCGCGACCATCGCTCGAGCTAGGTCCGTCTCCGTCATGTGTGCTTTGCGGATCGCCTTGAACGCGTCCGACTCAAGCACGAACCGGCAACCGGGATGCAGCGGCTCAGGCCACGAACCAAGCGGAGACCAAACGAAATCAGTGCTCTCGTCGCTCAGCGCAACATCGAACGGTCGGGATTCGTTGTAGAACGTCGTGAATTCGACTGAGCCATCGTCAGACTTGCCAAGCTCAATCAGCTTATGCGGCTCATATCCGGTTTCTTCCTGCGTCTCGCGTCGGGCGGCTTCTTCGGGCGTTTCACCGGGCTCAATATGTCCGCCGGGAAAGGCATACTCGCCGGGGTGATCGCCACCGTTGCCGCGCCTGAGAAACAGCACGTTGCCGTCAGCGACGATCAGCGCTCCAGCGGCCCGGACCTTTTCGGAATCGGCTTTGCTCTTGCCGGCTTCGTGCATCGCAATCGCGACGGCCTGGGATTCTTTGTGTCCGGCTTGGCGCAGTTCCTCTATATTCCTAGAGACAACTGCGTTACTGGAGCCTGATTCAAGGGGCATGGATTCATCTCATTGGCTTGCGCCAGTTGTTCTCTCGCGGCTCGTTCGGCAGCTCGCCTAGCCTTCATTCCAGCACTGACTTTGGCTCGGAATTCGTCGCTGCGCTTTATGCCGCGCTGAACGGCGGAGATTTTCGCGCGGTGCGCTTCGGAAAGCTTCTTGCCAGTCAGCGCGGCGCTGACGCGAGCACTCTTGAGCGCTCTAGCTTCTTCGGACATGTTTTCTCGTCCGAGACGGCACGCCTCAAGTTCTGCATCGCTACGCTTTCTTCCCCTGTGTGCATCGCCAATGGCGTCCTTGTGAGCCTGGCTAAGCGGGCCTTGTGATACACCCTTCTTCGCTGCGCTAATTGCTGCCGCATGCTCGGGCGCAGTGACGCGCCCCTTGTGCGCCGCACTTAGTTTGGCTCGCGTTTCTTCGGATGGTTTTCTGCCTTTCCGAACTGCGCTTAATTTGGCGATGTGCTCGGGTGATTGTTTCTTGCCCTTTGCCGCAGCAGACATCTTTTGCTTCGTTGCTTCGGAATGTTCATGGCCGGCAAGTCCGTCTCCACCGTCAGTGAAATTCACTAGCGGGCCACCATTCGCAACGCGCCCTATCGCCGCTATGAACGCGATCTCGGTCGCGCATGCCTCGGCATCGGTCAACCCTTCGCGGATCTTTACCTTTGGGAGTTTGCCGCCCGCTTTTTGAATGATGCTGGCGAGAAGCGGGTTGTGCGTGCGCCGTTCATGCTGATTCCATCTACCGCCGACGCCCTTACCAACATAGCAAGGGATGCCGTTGGGACGAAACAAAATATAAACGTAGCTTTCTCGTTTTTCTTCGTAGACCGTCATGTCATCGCCTTGATCTTCGCGCGAACCGCCTCTAGAGATTCTTTGCCACGAATCGTCAACATAGATTCTGGCAAATCCCTTAAATTAAAGAGGAATTGCGCAAAGCAAGAGCAAAAAACTTCTTGCCCAACGGCGGTTACTTGATCGTAGTAACCGGCATCACCGACTTTCATTAAGCCTTTTTGAATGGCCCAGTTGTCGCGAATCGTATAGATCAGGCCGTCGCGTTCTTTGTGGTCCTCTCTATAAGCGTAGCCGGGTCTCCGCCACATGCTTCGCCAGATAAGCGCTATTGCGCCACCATCAACGGCGACAATCTCATTGAGTGCGGCTGTAAATTTCGCCGACTGATCGATGGCAACTCGCCGGTCCTCGAAAGAGAGCGACGTAAGCGCCTTGCGGATGTGATCCTTCGTATCCTTCACGTCGACCGCGCGACTGCCACCAGCAGGGACCGATGATGCCCAACCGGCGAATCGCTGGATCGTCTTCTCGACCGACTGCTGACGATTCAGCTTGATCAGGCTACGCGACACCATCATGCGGCGATCGAGCTCGGTGCGAAGCTTCGGCTTCAAGCGCTCGATCGTGTACTTCGGGATGCCCGGATTCGCTTTGAGCAACTGACCGTCGTCGACGAGGCGCTTATAGATGCCCCCAAGCGTTCGGGTCAGCGTGTCGTTAAGCACGCTCTCAGGCGTCAGTGAATCGACCGCAGCCTTGCGGATGCGCTCCGTCCAGATCGAAAGGTCTTCCGCACTCGTGAATCCGTTCTGCTCGAAGTGGCGGATGGCCTCGCTGACCACGGTATAGAAGGATTGCGAGGCCATTAGATGTTGTGCGGCGCGGGTTCGTCAGTCTCGGGATCGGGCGCGGGTGGCTTGTAGTTGCGCAGATCGTCGTAGTCAAGATTCAGCGGACTGACAAACAACTTCTTCGATTCGTTCGCGTTATTCGCAAACCATTCGATGAGTCGCGCCTTGTTGTCTGGGTCCAGATCGGGTTTAAGCGAATCCAGCGCCGCCGTCAGGGCTTCGAACTTCACCTTCTCGACCTTCACCATCTCCGATTCAGGCTCTTCGAGCAGATTCGGCCACTCAGCAGAGAAGGCGTTTTTCCACTGGTAGAACGCCTCGGTGTACGACATGCCCCGGTATTCTTCGACATCCGCCTGGATGGTCTTGAAGAATTCCTCGCTCCACGCCAACCGCATTACGATCGGGTCGAAGAAGCCATACAGCGGCTGCACGCTCTTGCGTTCGTGGTTGATATAGCGAACCACTTCCTTGGCGTCTTCGGTGCCCTCGCCAAATCCTTCGGCATACGACTCGGAATTGAGCATCTTCGCCGGCTGCGGAACTGCCGCAGCGACGTTCTCAAGGATGTTCTTTCGGGCCGTCGTCAGCGCACCGTCTGCATTCAGCAGGTTCAACGTCTCGATCGCCTCTTCTGGCGTGATGTTGATAACGTTGTTTGTCTGCGCTTCCTTGACGACATTGCGCTTGATGCCCTGCAGAACCGCCATAGCGCGGTCAGCAATCGAACCAGCGGGCTTCATCTTAGCGACGATCACGCCGACCTTGCGGGCCACCATGTCATCCGCGACCATCGTCTGGACGAAGGATTTCAGCGGAAAGAGGGCGCGCTGATAGGCTGACCGGCCCGTGTAGCCGAATGCCGAGTTGCTGTACTCGATGTACAACGGCGCTTCGTTGAACAGGACCAGAGAGCGGGACGGGTGATACGACTGGCCCGCGGCCGTTACTGTCGTCGGCTTCTGGAAGTCCGGTGCGTTCGGGTCCTGGTTGAGAACAAGCGAACCTGCCGTATTCAACGGATCGAGCGAGTTGAAGTACAGATCGGCTTCAAGTTTCGCTAGGTCTTCCGGTTTGATGGGAGACTTCGTATCGACGCCCTTCGCCCCATAGACGATCGCAGCAGCACCGTAGATCTTGCTCAGGCGCCATGTGTTAGCAATCTTGTCGTCGACGGTGAGTTCATCCCACTTGCGCTCAAATGCTTCAGTAATGCGCTCTTCGGCCACAACGGGCACAGTGATCTTGCGCCGCTGGCTCATGGCGATCTTGATCGGCTGATCGACGATCTTCGAGCCTAGCGGGTGATACGCGTATATCTGTTTGCAGAGCTGGTAGCTCGGCTCGGCGCCGGGGACGATTTCATCCGCCATGAGCAGATCGGTCAAAGCCGACGACAGCCTTGAGCCTTCGATTGTGATTTCTGCCATGGGGATGATGTGTTAGAAGCCTTCGGAATTCCCAAGGCCAATCGCGACGCCGTAGGTGAAACAGTCGAGCAAGTCATCGGCGCGCTTGGCGGCGTCTTTGTCGCCAATGCGGAAGCCCAGGACTTGCGAGAGAAGGTGATTGCGCGTCTGACCTTTGAAGTCGGACGTTTGATCGAAAGCGGCCTGACTGACCTTTACGAGTCCGCGATGCGCGTAGCCAGAAACGTTCATGGCTCGCTCGTCCTTACCCACGGATGTCAGCACGCCGTCGATAGGCTCAGCCGGCCAACCGCGCCGCGCGGCCTGTTGCAAAAGAATCGTTCCCGATCCCTTGTCTTCTATGTACGTTCCGATTGCACCAAATCGCGCCTTCGTAAGCGCGGCGTAGTCCTGTAGTTGTCGGTAGACATTCGGCAGCCATGTTTCGAGCAGGCTCCCTTCGATCTGGATCAGCTCGTAGCCAAGGATGACTAGCGGGTTCTTTTGATGCTTGGCAACCGCCCAATAGATACAGCCTGTTCCGTCGTTATCCGACCCTGCCTTGATCGCAGTGTCGATCGTGCAGTAGACCCCATCAACATGCTGCGGCAACGGAACCGGCTTGCCATCATCAAGCAACTTGTCGAGCGAGAAAAACGCAACGCCCGACCAATCGACAAACTCGGCCTCAAATTCCTGCTGCCAGACGAGCGGATGGTTGATTTCCTTTTCGCGGGCCAACTCATCAGCCGGCACATAAGGATTTGCGCTCGTCGGCGCGTGGTGTTGCTTAAACCCTAGCTTTGGCTCATTACAGACCGACCAGAAGAAGTTCTCTTCGTCGATCCCGTGCGGCGTGGAAAATACCCATGCGCCGCCTCGACGTGTTAGCAGGGTAGGCTTGATAGCCCGTTCCCATATCTGCCGCATCTGGCCATTCTTAGCGAATGCCGCTTCGTCCAGTAGAACGATGTCGTATTCGCGCCCCCGTCCAGCCAACGGGTTATCGTTGGTATGCCAGAAGTCGACGAGACCGCCCGTGGTCGTGCGGATCTCGCCATCGTTCTTGCTGGACCGCCGCTTGATCGGCGAGAGGATTTCCAGAATCTCGTCGAACGGCTCGAGCAACTGTTTGTGCTCTGGCGTGAAAATGCCGATCTTCTTTGCTTTTGCAGCGCCATTTGACGCAATGGACGTCATCAGTTTGGTCTTGCCAAACCGGCGCCCGCATCGGACTGCGTTGAAGCGGTCTCGATTGCGATAGATCTCCGCCTGCCCGCTATGCAACGTTGGCAGGAAGATATCGGTCATAGCGCAAAATTATTTCTTGTGGCGCGAGACCAAATGTAAAAACTCGCTCCTAATCAGGCAATCCGCCGTGAACTTGCACGTCATTCTGATTGCCGCCATCGTCTTTCGACTCTCCGTACTTCTTCGGCAGCAACTTCGACATCAACCACTTGCGAGCATCGACGCGCAGACGTGAGCGCTGGACAGCTTCGCCATTCACGCGCCATCCAACGGTATCGCCATCCTTGCCGAGAACTTCCATCCAGTCGTTACGACCGTCATCAGCAATCTCGATGATCTCTTCGGCCATCGCCTCAGCCTGCATCTCGCGCGCGCGTGCGTATTGGTCGCGGAAATCAGACTTTTTATCGTCCGCTAACCAGCGCAGAACCGTTGCCTTATTAGGCATTCCCGGTTGTTCGCATATCTGGCGCAGCGATTTCCCTTCGATCAACTGCTCACAGATAGTGGTCGCAATGGCCGTGGTGTAAGTCGATTTAGCCATACCCACTCATGGGCATGGAGCCCTTCCTTGTTTTAATGCCCGATTGCAGCCCAAGTCGTCCCCGCCGCGCTACCCAGTCCATTCAGAGCGTTGCCCGGACCAAACGGGAGCGTGATCGATGCGCCCGCGGCAAGCGAGATATCAGCGGTCGTGACGGGACTGATGAACGAGACATTCAGCGTCTGTGATGCATGCGTGTTCTGCAGTGTTACCCACGTTGAGAATGTACCGGCAGGAATGATGACTGCGCTGGTAGTCCCCACTGAGCCATTCAGGCTGATACCAGTCGCGCCACCACCGCTCGGTGCTCCGGCAATCCAAACGGGAATTGCTGCCGCGGGGTTACCTTGATTGTTTGGAAATGCCATTTGGCTCTCAATTCGTTAATTCAACGTGAAGATCAACGTTATGCTCACGCCGTCAATTTAGCGTCGCCGCCAATGTGATGCGAATCCCATCCATCGCGCCGGTCGTGTTAGTGCCGCTTATCAGCACAATATCTAGCCGGTCGCCGGCTGCGAACGTTACGGGATTCCCGCCGCTCGTGGTGAAGGTCGCCTTGTTAAACGTATGCAGGACGCTGAAGGTCCCGATCGAAGTCCCGTTCTGCAGGATGTTGAATATCGGCGAGCCGTCAGGCGTCACGTCCGAGTAACCCGCGCTGCCGGCAAAGTTCGCCGGGAAGGTCATCGCACGCGGGATGACGATGCTTGCGATTGACTGGTTATTGACGATTTGCGCGTTGCGTACGTAGGGCAGCGGGAAGTACACCATCTGCCCGGTTCCGGCCTGCACTGCGCTTTGCGCTGCCGTCTGGGCGGCAGTCTTCACGAATGCCGTGCTCGCAGCGTTCTGGCTGTTATCGCTTGCCGCGGGAGTCGGAACAATCGGGCTGTTGACGAAATTCCATACGCGGGTTGCGCGGGTGACAGATGCAGAGTCGCCCAGGAATCCGCCATTGTCGGCGTAGGCGTAAAAGTGCAGATCGCCGCCGCCATTGTTCGAACCAGTCTGCGCGGTATCGCTACCGAACTTCCAGAGCGAAACGCCCGACCATTCGAGAAGAATCCCCCGGAATACACTACCTGCAGCGTTGTACCCTAATACACCATTGGCTGTGCCACCACTGATCGGCAGATAGGTCGCGGCTGCGCCAGCGGTCGTAAGATAGTTGCCGGGGGCGAAATTCCCGCTATCCCATGGCGTCGCACCGTTGAACGTCGGTCGCTGGGTAAAAGTGCCAGCGCCGCTGACATTCAATGCGCCCGCGACCACAACCGGCGCAGACACGCCCGCATCGGTCAACTGCGATGCACCGCCGAAGCTCTGAAAGCTAACCGCCTTCACTGTGCCCGCGAACGTATTCGTTCCCGTCCAGGTCTGCGTACCGCTCAGCAGGCCAAGATTCGAATACTGGATGCCGGTGTCGAGCACTCCGGTTCCGGTCGTGTTCGAAAACGCGACGAGGCCATTTTCCGTCGATGACGTCGGACCTGTGACGCTGCCCGATCCAGAGCCGCACGGACTACCTGTCGTGCCGATCGAATATGCGCTAGTAGCCTGGAGACAATTCCCTGGCGTCATAGCCGCAGAGGGCGTGACTCCAGGGCTGTACATCTGCGCGCCGGCCGAACTGCACAAGGCAATCAGGAGCAAGGCAACGTAGCGCATATGTCCAAGAATTATTGCCCGCGAACGGGCGAATACCGTCGTTGCGACGGAGCGGAACTGTGGGCGCCCGACACTGCGGCTAGCTCCGGCGGTGAGGGGTTTGTAGCAGAAGGGCTACTGAATCAGCGATTTCAGGCGAGGTTGTCGCCCTGGGGCATCAAGCGGCCCACGAAACCCAGCTAGCCGACTCAACCTTTCTCGGCTCATCAACGTTCACCGGCATGCTGAATGTGATGCCCTGCGTCGGGTGCGTCAGCCAAAGAGCTTGGCGCGGCGGCTCATAGCCGAAGTTATTCGAGTACGCGTACTCGTCGTATCCCTTCAGCGAGCCGTTCACGATCAGGCGTTGCAACTGGATCAATTGGTGCCAATGCCCGAGCAGCATAGTGTCGTAGCTCGCGCCGATCTGGGTCTGTCTGCTGCGCTTCTTATGGTCGCCGCGGATGATCGGGCCTAGTGCGCCAATCATGCCATCGCCACCGCGGAACTGGTCACCGTGAGTGAGCAGGTAGCGGTGATCGTAAATCTTGTACAGCGCGTCCGGGCCGTTCGGGATCAGGAACGAGACGCGCTTGTCGTCTTCGAACCGCTTGGCGAGGAAGCAGTAAAGCAGCCAGTCGAATGACGTGTAGTTCCGGCCCTTGGCGCGGATCTTATGGGTGTTACGCCCATGATTGCCGGTCACGCACGGCACGAACACGCGCCCAAACCGATCAGCCAGGGTATTGATACACCACGTCAGCGCGCCGAACAGATCGAGCACGACGGCCATGATTTCATGCTCGTCGGTCGCCATGAGTTCTTCATGGATGCCGCCTGAAACCATATCGCCGCCAAGGGCGAACACTATGCCCGGATACTCCGGGTTCACCATGTGGTTGTTCAGGAGGTCAATAGCGACCTCGACCATCCGGCGAATGCGCTTGTTGGCAATCGCCATGTCGTATTCGTTCACGCCGCCAATCTGCGACGAGTCGACGACTTCGCCCCAATGAAGATCCGACGCGAACAGGGTAGGGACGCCGGGCGACTTCTTCGACGGTCGGGCCGATACCAGCCATTTAGGCGGCTCAGCATGGGCCTCAGCTAACTTCAGGATGCGGCGCTTTACGAATTCCTCGTCGAGCGCTTCACGCTTGCTTGCGGCCAACTGATTGCGGAGCGTGCGCAGTTCGCTTTCCAGCTCATCAACGCGCGAGACTGGTTCGGGAATGGGCGCGTCATCGTATCGACTCGGCACGCCGTTTAATCGGCCGCGAAGAGTCGATTCCGCCATACCAAGGGCGCGCGCTGCACCGCGTACGCTGCCGTGCTGCGCTACGGCTTTCTTCAAGTCGTCAGTCACGGGCGCCCTTTAGTCATAAATGAATAGAATTCTGTCTTTATGTGCCAGATATGGATAAAACTCTGACACTTCGAATCTTCTCAAAATCTCCTCACCGAATGAGAAGATTATGAGGAGATTATGAGGAGATTACGAGTTCAGCAGCGGTCGAAACTGCCCGCACCACTGGTCCGGCGCAGTGACCGGAAACGTGCTGACCTGCATCTGTTCTTGCATGTCGTATGTCACGGTCGGCGGATTGAGGCGACAGAACCAGACTACGCTGTCGTCGCCTTCGAACATCCACCCGCAGCGACATGCCTTGCAAGTCTCTGTTGGCTCCGCAATGACCGGAATTACTTTCTTGCGTGCCATTGCGAGCGCTCAAATAAAATAGCCCACCGAAGCGGGCAAAGCCTGAAGGGGAGTACAGGCGAGGAGACAGGGTGAGGCTACTTTTGCGCGCTCGCGTAACCCGTAGGGGCCAATCGGCCGGCGCAGCGCTAATTTCACCTTCGTGGCGGGCGACTGGCCGGGATTCGTCCCTCCCGTTTAAGTCCCAGGCCTGCTACGCACAGGGTACCAATCGCCCATCATGAAGGCCCAAGTCTTTGCTTGGGCGGTACTTCGGTACGCTTCCCAGCGTTCCATTCGAGAGCGGCCGTGAATCCACAGCCCGAACCCTCAAGCCCTCTAAGGGGAACCTCGTTGTCCGACATCGCGGAACAATCACCCGAAACACCCTGTTTCGAGCATTAAATCCGAGATGTCGGAAATAACTTACGTTTTTGCCGTTTTTGCTGCGGCCTGACTGAGATATCAGTCGCAGCCCACGACACGCCAATCGCACCAGTGGTTGAACTGGTCGCAATACCAGCATCGCATCCCGATTACCGGATGCGAAACTCCCACAGGTCCGAAAGCTTGCGCCTCTGTAGCGCCATCGCCTTCTCCGCTTCCTCGACCGTGCGGTATCTGTTCCACTTGCGCCATTCCTTGCTCACCAGCGATTCAGGCAACTGGCAGCGAAGGTGCCGCCGACACTCGACGATGACAGGCTTATCCTTCTTCGACGTAGGCCGGATCGGTCTCTGCTCGACAATCCCGGCGCGCACGGCTTTCGCCTCGTTGCAGGACTCGCGATAGCTATTCACTTGCGCCCTCAATCAGTTCGGCTAGATCCGTCCAGAACGACGAAAGCTCGAGATTCAGCGCGCCAAGGAACAGAAGCCATGCCGTTAGCGGATTCACTTTCACTCTCGCTCATGTTTGGGAGCGTCGAACAAGGCTTCAATGGCCTTGCGTGCCGCCCATCCCTTGCGGACTGTCAGCGTTCGACGCTTGGGTGCTGGTGCGTTTGCGGTCTTTTCGATGGCTCGCTTAGCCTGCCTGGCTGCTTGCGCCTGCTTTGCAGCATAGAAATCTTCCGGATTCCCGTAAGCGCTGGACTCTAGGGGTTCGGGGAATTTCATGGCGGTAAACGACAAAACCCGCCAAGCGGGTCGCTGTAGCGGGTTTCTTTGGTGACACCTACACCTCCCATTCCGGGAGGGTAAGCTCAGGCGCAAGGCCGAATCTGTAATCTGACACGGATTATAAAACGCACTTTTCCGGTTTACAAGCACTTTTTGCGGCTGACTGCAAGATTTTTTCGGCGGTCAGCATGGCGATGTTTTTGCACAGTGCGGACTTAGCCTGAGCAAGCACCAGATCAACTTTGACGCCACGCAAACTGATGTTGTGCGACTTCCGCATGCGAGTGCTGACCTTATCCGCGTCCATCCCCCAAACCCAGTGATATTTGAGGCACCACTTGTATGTGTGATTGGGGAGCATCGTCCAGGCTTTCTCGACTAACCAACCGTCCCACTCATCTTTAGTCATCGACGGCGCTTGAACCGTCTTTCCCGCATCGCGGAGCAACACATACCATTTGGCCCATAAGGCACATTCGCCAGATTGGAAACGGGGAGAGCGGACTACGCGGCTCCAGTTATTCAGGCGATCATCAATGTTCTCAAAGTCCATCACCGGCCCCGTGATTTAACGCTTCACATTATATCGTAAATTTAGTTGTCCTGCGCGAAACGTTGTGCTATAGCCTCATCAGTTTCTGAACTGAAGTGCGCGGGAAAATATATGTCGTGACCGTATTCATTGCATACTTGTACGCATCGAGAGCGCTGATCCCGAATCCGAGAGCAGAGATGGTCGGCGTTTCCTGCTGGCAGCACCATACGCCTAAGTGCGGTACATCAGGCACGATGTTCGTCACCGTAAGATGCGGCTTGTCTCGACCTATCTGCATGGGCAAGCCCGAAGTAGACGGCCATTGCGATACAAAATTCCTCATCTCTCTTCTCCCGTAACGCCATACATGTAAATCGGTTGGTCGCCTATACCGCCCACGTCTGCCAGATCTGGTTCGCGCTTATACGGCGCAAGCCAATCTCCGCTCCCGTGCGTTACGATTTCTGCGCCGGGGCACGCATACTTTCTCCGCCTCAACGTAGGCATCTTCGGGCGACGCTGGAGGCGATAAAGTACGAATGCGCCGCATGTACCGACACCGATGAAGAACCCGGCCATCAGGCCATGGATGAAGGGGCTCATGGTTTTTCCTTTGAAATCACCTCATCGATCGCAACATCCAAACACTCAGGAAATTTCTCTTCGGGCTTGTGGCCTAGGAAGTAGTGAACGTGCTTTCCACTAGGTAGCGGCACAGTGACGTTTAGCGGCATGCCTCGGCGCATCCACCGATACCGATCACCGTCCACCTTCTCGGCCCTGAACATTTCCGCATTCGCATGAGCGAGAAGCTTGGCGGCTTGCAAGTCTTCGCGCAGACGGCGGATTTCGGTGCAGAGTTCGAGAATGGCTTTCGGCGAATTAGCCTCGATGTGCGCCGCAACCTGCGACTCGTCGATAGGCTCGGGCCAATTACCGATATTGCCGAATACACGGCATACGGAATCGCCGTCCGGCCCCCACACATGCATTCCGTCGAACGTGCCATCGGGGCCGCATTCGGTTGACCATGATTCGCCACCTGCCGCCTTAGCAAGAGTCTCTAGCTTGTCGATGTCGATCATGCGTCCACTCCCTCAAGCAGCTTGGCGACTTCCGCGACAACCCGATCGGCACGCTCACTATCGAACGAAGTAACGAGGTCGTATAGCGCATCCTCGTTGCCAACTTTCAACTTGACCTTGAGGTCGACCTGACCAAGTTCTGTTTCGCAAACCTGATGCATGATGAAATCATCGCCGTCCGGTTCGATGTAGAACAGAACCTGCCGCCCGTCCGATGCTTCGCCGATTGCTGCAAACTTGCGTGTGGTCACGCTGCTTTCCTTTTAAGTAGACGGACTTGCTCTCTGTAGAACGCCTTCATCTCCTGGATTTCGGCGATGGTGTATTTCTTGGGTTCGTGCGGGCCTTCGAGCCATTCGACGCGCGGCAAACCGATTCGCTTAACCAGGTTCTTTCGATAGCGGATGAGATTCCCTGACAGGTCAGTATTACATGGCTTACACTGCTTATGGACGTTATCCGGCTCAAATCTGAGCGCCGGCTCTCTGCCGACACCCTGGTAATGCCCGGCGTGCCATTGGCCCCTGTGATAGCGACCGCACGATATGCACGGCCGATCTTCATCTCTGAGCCTGATCCACTGGTTGAACACAACCTGCAATTCGCTGAGGTGATCGCCTCGCGTCTTGATACGCTCCCTGGCTTCGCGCAGCGATTTCCTCTCGGCTTGCTTCACCTTGGCCGCCTGCTTTGCCTTGGCCTTATCCGTAAGCGCTATCGCACACGGGACGCTGCACGCCTTGGACATGCTGCTGATCGGCGTGAAACTCGCGTGACAGTGCTTACATTTCTTTAATTTGAGCCTTTTCGTAACAGGAAGCGAAGAGCGGATCACTTATCGCCTCCGGTTCTTTCCAGCGATTTCCACCCCTTATTGCGCGCGTAGGCAACCGCCTCAGGCGTCACATCAAACTTTTTCGCCCAATAAACGTGGGTCTCATTACTGTTGCGCATCTCTAAAATCTGCGCTGGGGTCAGCTTGTACCTTTTGCCGAGAGGTGTGCTCAATGCCTCTTCAATAGACCATCCCTTTCTGATGCGCTCTTTTAGAGTTCCCGGCTCAATCCCCAAGGATCGCGCCCATTGAGTCAGAGTCTTCGTTTCGCCATTGTGAGAAATGACGCGATTGGCCCTTGTGTTGTTGTGCTGTTCAGTATCCGTAGCCCAACGACAGTTCCCCGGTTCATAATTTCCGTTGAAGTCGGGATGTCGATCCAGCGTCATTCCTTCAGGGCGATCACCCATGTCTTCATAGAAGTTTTCGAATGACAGCCAACGCTCACAAACCGTAATCCCGCGTCCGCCATAGTTATCAAAATGCATGTGCTTTGGGTTTAGGCACCGCTCCTTCATGGCACTCCAAGATTCGTACGTCGGTGTATTTGACATGCCGTGCTTCACAAGCCGTCGCCCCGTCTCGGTGCTTACTTCCCTTCGAAGGCATCCGCAACTTTTAATATCGCCGGATCGCAAGGATTTTCCGCCTACGTCGCAGGTGTTGCCGCATTCGCATACGCAATCCCAATGAATCTGCCATTTTGTGCGACGCTGCGATCGATGCAGCACCGTCAAACGCCCAAAAGTGAGGCCGGTTAGGTCGATTAGTCTCACAAGTTCCTCGCTTCCGCCCGCTTGGTAGCTTCGATTGTTCGCCACGCTTCGATTTTTGCCTCGGCCCCGACGATCAGCCAGCGCAGGCGCTCTTCGTTCTCCGTAGCCTCTTGCAGGCCCACCAGCGTCTCGATGTAGCTTGGATCGGCATACGCTTCCCTTTCCTGCATCGCCGCCGTCTTGTGGCCGCGCAACTCGGCGTCACGCATGAGCATCGCCTTCTTGCTCTTTCGGAAATTCTCGAGATACACGCGTTGCGCCTTGGCTTGCGCGTAGGCGGGCGCGTTGTCGCGGATAAAGTCCAGACAGCGGAAGATGTTCAGTTCGCCTTCGTCGGTCATTTCGCCAACCTCCACAACACCGCCCCACATCCCACCAGAAAAAGAGAGATACCGATTGCTTCTAATATTCCGAGGGGGATCATGCGGCCTCCGAATTCGATTGAGCGATCTGCCGCGCGTCTTCCTCGCGGGCGGCGTGTTCGGATAAGGCGGGGCTGCGCAGCCATTTCGCAGGCCGGTCGTCGCCTTCTGGATACGTGCGAATGAACGTCAGCAACATGACGAGGTTGCAAAGGAAATGGCCGCGATGGGGCCGCTTCGATTCCGGGTCAAGTGCCTCGCCGGCCATCATCCCGAAGATCAGGTGACGCGCCGCGCAGGCTAGAGGCACGCTCCACGCCATACCTTTAGCCCAGTTCCACTCAGCGTACTTGCGGCGACCATAGTCGAATACGGCTGCACATTCCTCCCAAGCAGGGCCGACCGAGGTGATCGCATTGCGCAGGTAGACGTCGCTGCCTCCCTCCTGGAACAACGCGAGATTCCACAGAGCACCGATCCAAGCGTTCGCCGGATCGTCTTCTGCGGTGACGAGTTCGAACTGCTCCGCGATCAGGCGCAGCGGAATCAGTTCGATCGGCACCTTGCCGGCGTTGTAGCGCGCTCCAGATCCGCGCGCGTCCGAGTGCACGTCGCCAATGTTCGCTGCGTTCATGCCACCACCTTCTGCCGATCCAGATATTCCTTGACCGCCTCTGCTTCCAGATCCTCCGCCAGATTGTTCATCTCGGAAATGAGGCGCACGACTTCGCCCGAGCCGAAACCCTTTGCGGATGCCTCGACTATCTGACGTTGCAACAATCCGATGCGCACTAGCATTTCGGGTGCTGTGGTTGAGGTGTAGGTCATGCCGCTTCCTTCTCAAAAAGGTCGTACACGTTGACGATTTCAAGGCCCAGCTTCTCGGCCACCAGACGTTCGATGCGTGCGCCGAACGACGCTTCCCATCCAGGTATCATTGCGATCATCTGGCAGCGCGCTACGTGCTCGATGTCGGCTTTTATGCACGTCAGCCAGGCGGCAGACGGATCGCTGTTAATTTCTACGGGATTGATCACGTCGTAACCGATGGCGCGCAACTGAGCGGTCAGCGAGTTGAACAGCGGGAAATTTAAATCTATCTCCCCCGACATTTTTCCGGACAGGTAGATGGTTTTCTTCATGCTGCAATCTCCTCGGTTGTCATTCCAGCCAGCCAGTCAAGCGAACACTCGAGAACCTGAGCAATCGCGACCGCCGTTTCCCATTGCGGTTTTGCGCCCTTGTTCTCGATCCGGGCGATCACGCTGGAATCGGTACCGACGAGACGCGCAAACTCATACAGTCCGAACTCGCGCTGCAGGCGCATTTGTTTGATCCGATCGCCCAATGGCGTCGCGCCGCGCTCGTGGGATCTTCGGTGAACGGCTGTCATGCGGCCTCCGTCTCTTCGATATCCATCGCCTGCCGATAGACGCGGCCCACTGGAATCTGCGGCTTGAACGACTTGGCATATGCACCGAACAGAAGCACGTCTTGCCAGTGGCGGAAAGGCTCCGGGCGCTTTGATTGCTCCTTTTCCAGAGCCTTGGCCGCCAACTGTTCGCGATTGCGTGCCAATGCCTTGCGCTCATTGCTGGTCAGGGCCTTTGGCTTGCGCGCGTCTTTCCCAGAACCGATCGCCCATAACTTCACCGGATGCCCGATGTTGTTGCGCACATAGCCGGAAATGCGAATTTGCTTATCCGCCTTCAGGCGTCGAATGCTCGAAGTCACGAACGACTGAGATACGCCAAGCTCGGCAAACATTTGGGGCGCGGTGCGGGGTTTACCGTCTTTGAGTAGCGCCAGGACCGTTTGCATGACTTGCTCCTTATGCGGCTTTCTTGACAAGCGCATGCGCTTGCTTGTGGTGGAAATCGCACAGCCACACAACGTCGAGCGGGCGGCTGTAGTCAGGGTGGTGTGCTTCTGGCCTACATTCACAGGTGGGAACTGCGCAAACAGGCCACGGGGCCAATTTCCCGCGGAGAATCGCCTTATTCACGGCTGCGCGCGCACGCGCCCGCTCCGGCTGTGCTTCACGGTATCGATCATTCGCGGCGTGGTGCGCCGCACGGAATGCGTCGGTCTCTTGATATGCCTTTCTGGCTGCGACGCGATGCGGTTGATTGTCGCGCGCCCTATCATATGCAAGGTAGTAATCGATGTTCTCGGCGCGGTTGGCCCGAGAAGCTGCCTTCACGCACTCCTTGCATTTCGACTTATTCGACTCGTAGAACTGATCGGCGGGTTTATCGGCTCCGCAAGCCTTGCATGTAATCGTCATGATTAAAAAGGCACGTCATCATCCATTTCGTCGAATCCGCCACCGGCCGGCGCGGCGGGACGAGACGCGGCTTGCTGTCGTGCGGGGCGTTCCGTATCGTTACTACGGGGTCCGTCTCGACGGTCGCCAAGCATTTGCATCGAATCCGCAACGATATCCGTCGAGTACCGATCAGTCCCGTCCTGAGCCTGATACTTGCGCGTGCGAATCTTTCCCTCGACGTAGATCGTCGAGCCTTTCTTCAGGTACTCGTTGACGATCTCCGCGAGACGGCCAAAGAACGACACGCGATGCCACTCGGTCGATTCCTTCATTTCGCCCGATGCCTTGTCCTTGTAGCGGTCCGTCGTCGCGAGACGGATGTTCGCCACCGCGTCACCACTCGGCAGATATCGAACTTCGGGATCAGCTCCCAGGTTGCCGATGAGAGTAACTTTGTTTACGCTTGCCATTTATGCAATCTCCTTTGCGTTATTCCGCTCAGCCCAATGCGCCTTGAGCGCGTCCTTAAGTTGATTCTCTGCAGCCTCTCCGAACACTGTCCGGATGTTGGCGAGGTAAGCTCTTCGTTGCTCGAGACTCCAGGCGGAGATTTCCTCGATGACGGAGCGGAGTTGGTCTAAGTCGTGGATCATGAGTCGGCCCAATCCGTCCCGACTGCCTCAGGAATCCGCACATCGGTCTTGATGCCGCGCATCGACAGGCGGTGAGCCAGCGCGAACGCGGCGTTCTGGCCCGTGAAGTTCTCATCGTTGTCGCCAAAGATGACGACTTCCTTGACGCCAGCCGGTACTTCCCAGTCGCGCATACCGCCTGCAGAGATAGCCGCCCATGTCGGAACGCCAAACAGCACTGAGGCGCGCAACGCCGTTTCGATGCCCTCGGCAATGCCAAGGCACTCGGCCAAGCCAGTGAGCCGGATCGCGCCGCTTTTGATCGTGCCGGCCATCACCTTCTTCGCCTCGTCTACCGGAGCCTTTCCGCCGTTACCATCGAGCCAAGTCCGGTGCATCGTCGACGCTTTACCGTCTGGCATGGTCACAACGGCGAGCATCGCGGGAAACGATCGGCTCGAGTCGTAACGCAGATTCGGATGAAACCGGATCGCAGCGGGAACCGTTTCAATGCCCGTGCGACGATTCAGATACGTCCAGACCGCATCGCCCGTGACGACAGCCTTCGATTCCCGGTAGACGCGCTTCAATGCCGCGGACTTCTGCTCGTCGGTAAATTCACGGCGCGGTGCGTCCTCTTTCGACACACCCAGCACGCGCTCGACTTCACGGGCCGCCTGCGCGAATGACCATCCGTTGATCTTGCGAAGCAGAGCGAAACCGTCACCGGCTCCGTCGTGCGAGCAATACCAGGTGCCTCGCTGATCCTTGTTATCGAAGCGGTAGCGATCCTTGCCGCCGCAGATCGGGCAGGGGCCATGCTTCTTCGAAAGGAAGTCGGTCGAAAGGCCAAGCGACGTGAGAATCGATTCCCAGCGTCCAACGCACAGATCACCGATGCGCTCACGCTGCATGCTTCATCCCCTTCGCGTAGGCGATGTTGCGGGACTGGATGTAGCGCTTCGTGTCCGCAGAAGGCTCGCAGGCAACCTTGTTAAGACTGTTCGGCCACACTCCAAACTTGTCTCGATAAACGTGAGCCACGCGCCCGTCAGACCATCCCTTGATAGCTTGGTGGCCAAGCAATTCGGAATAGAACTGCTGCTTCTCGGCCATCGTCGCTTTGACCTTCTTCGCGCCGCGTTCCTGCTTGACCAACTCGCCTTCCGCAGCGTGAATCGTGTTCTGCTTCTCAGGTGCGAAACCGCATTGCGGGCACTTGTGCGATACCTTCAGGAATGAGCATGAAGGGCAGGCGGTCGGCAACTTCTCTTTCTTCTTCGACGCCGATTGCTTCTTCGGTTTGCCATCATCCAGTTCGAGCGGCAGATCGTCGGTCGGATAACCGAGCGTCTTCGAACTTCCCGAATGATCGAGAATCAGGGCGCGCGTCTTTCCTTCGGCGGGGCGCAAAACACGGCCGGCCATCTGGATATACCGAATCAGGCTCTTGGTCGGGCGCGCAAGAATGAGCGTCTGGCAGAACGGCGCATCCCACCCCTCGGCAAGCAACGCCGAATTGCTGATGATGGTTGTCTCGCCCTTTTCGAAGCGCTTCAGCGCCGCGCGACGGTCGTCGGTGTCGTCGTAGCAGTCGATGTGTTCCGCCTTAACGCCTGCCGCGAGGAACTGCTCGACGATGTGCTTGCTGTGCGCAATGTTCGACGCGAACACCACAGTCGGCGTGCCGCGTGCCAACTTGAACCAGTGCGAGACGATATCGCCGATCAGTTCCGGCTTGTCGGTTGCCTCGCCAACATCCATGTCGGACCAGTCCAACTCGCCGAACTTGTTTTTAACCTGCTTGAAGCCGGTCATGTCAGGCTCGGACGGCGCGTAAATATCGCAGTCGACCAGGTATCCTTCGCTGATCAATTCCTGAATCGTCGCCGCGATCACCATGCGCTCGAACAGCGGGCCGTTGAGCTTGTCGTAGTGCTTGCCCAGACCCTTCGCGAACGGCGTTGCAGACAGACCGATCACAGGCTTGCCGGCGAATGTCTCGATGATGCCGCGGTAATCCTTCGATCCCGCTACGCCATGCGCCTCGTCGATGATGATGAAATCAACGTCCGGAATACCACGCTTCGCGATGGTCTGGATCGAGCAAACCAGCACGTGTTCGTACTCGCGCCGGCTGTTGTCGCCCTGGATGATTCCGTGCGCAATGCCGTAGTTCTGGAAAGCCTTCGATGCCTGCTCGACGAGCTGGATGCGGTTGCACAGGAACGCGACACGCTTTCCCTTCGCCCGAGCGCCCTTGACCAGTCCAACGGCAAGCGCCGTCTTACCCATGCCGGTCGGGCCGTAAAGCATCTGGCGCAGGCAGCCTTCGGACAGGCCGATGCGCAGCCCTTGAATCGCCTGTGCCTGGTACGGACGCAGTTCGAGTTCAGCGCCGAAACGGCCCAAGCCAATGGGAGGGGCTTCATAAACGGCGGCGGCAAATCCGGTGTCGGTGAAATCCACGTTCTCTCCCTATGGCTTATCAAAGGGGTTAGAGGAATCGTCCTCTGGCTGGGAGGTTCTAATACCCGAAGGTGAAGAAGGAGAAGCAGTAGAAGAGCCGTCACCAAAGGTATGCTTTGGTGAAGCCTTGGGTTTGCTCTTTGGTGCATTCTTAGGTGAATCTCCATCACCATCACCAAAGCGCGTAGATTCGCCACGAATGGTGCGGACATACTCGTCCTTAACCATCCGTGAGGAGTACCAAAGGGGACCGACCTGACTAGACACTAAAGTTACCGGCTCACCATCTTTTCGGCCGGAGCGGGGAACATATATGAAGGGCTCGACCTTCTCGCCAGCGTCGGCACCCTTCAAGATTCCTTTGTCGGACAGTCCACGCAACGCCGCCACCGTGCAATTCACGGCTTGGGCGATTTCCTTCAGGGGCCAGCGAAGAACCCCATAATCTTCCGAGTCGTGCATCAGGCACATCACATCGATCCAGACGCCTTTCTCGGCATGCGAACAGCGACGCAAATTGCTGTTCGATGCCCAGTCGCCAGGGTAGAACTGGAAAGACGGACGCTTCAAATCACTTCCCCTTCATTGGCGTTAAACAGATCCCGTTTCATCTCACTTCCCCAAAAACGGAGCGAGCGCCCCGATCTGCCACAGAATCAGCGCAGCAAGCGATATCAGGCCGACGTACAGAACGACGAGGAACGTGACGTTGCTGTGCATCACGCGCCTGGTGCGAGACTGCCTGGCAGCCTGTTTGGCCTTGATCGAGGCTATCCAGCGGTCGTATTGAAGACCGGTGGTGATGCCTTTGTCGTGGATGTCGTTCACGCTGGCACCTCGTCCCGCGTTTCTTCATCGACAGGGACGCCGCCGATGGGACGGAGATGTTCATCGCCGATGATCCGCTCAGCGAAGAAGGCAATGCCGCTATCAATCCGGCCGTCCGTAGTCGCCCACGGCAGAGGATTCGCGCTTCGAACCACCCACGCATCATCGTGACGACCCGTGAATCGGGCGCACACCTTTCCATCAATCGACGTGAACTGCTCAAGCGCGACGGCAGGGCGAACCACGTCAACGATCCGATCGACAAGCCCGGGCGTCATGTCATGACAGCCGTTGCTGACGACTCGGGCAAGCATTCCGGGCTTTACGTTCACGCTGCCTCCATTCCCATGAATTTGTGCGGATCGACGCGGTACAGCTCAACCTCAACCACACTTAGGAGTTGTTGCCCCTGAACCTTGAGCGTGCGTTTAGCGCCGAAATAGCGCGTGTACGTTTTGGCTCGGGCGTCGATCACGACGAGTGCGGGGCCAGAGAAGATGTTTTCGGGTTTCAAGCGGCTCTCGCATAGCCCATAGAGGCAATCTGTTCGCGGACCATCTGCGCCATAACGGCTTTCATTTCTTCCGGGATCTCGACTTCGGGCTTGGTGAGCCAGCCGCGAATCTGCGACTTGCGCATCGCGCGAAACTGATCAATGGCAGCGTTCGAGCAGATGTTTTGAAGAAGCTCTTCCTGTTCGAGGGAAAGCTTGGCAAGGCCCATCTTTACCTTGGCAAGCTGGGCTCGGTTCTTGAACCCCAGGTATGCAGCGATTTCACCTTCCTGCAGTTTGCGAATGCGTTTGTCGAGACAAAGGCAAACCGCATCGCTGTAGTCCTTGCAGGACGCGATAAGGGCGTTGTCCAGATCGCGCGGCTTGGGAATCGTCGTCAGCACGGGCAGGGCGTCCTGCACGAGCCGATAGAGATAAGTAATTGAGTCCGCTTGATGTTCCATTTGATTCTTCTTGATGTTCCAGTAGGACAAGGGGCCAAATGAAGGCTCCCGAAGGAGCCAACGTTAAGAAACCTATGAACCGCTTAAACCGCTACAACTTTCGATTCAAGCAACTGATCCCTGGATACGCGCCCTTCAGTGAGGCTTTCGATTGCTGCAGCGTATTGCGTCTCTCCAGTCCACTCGGTTCGGGGTAACCGACCCCTCGCGATCCATTTGCGGACAGCCTGGTAGGTGACCGGCTTCTGGATCCGTTCATTGAGTTTCTTGGTGAAGGCGGTAAGTCCGCCAGCATCGCCAATTGCTATTTCGATCAGGTTCATGGTCTCCATTCTAGAACCAAAAGTTACTGTCATGCAAGAACTGATTGTTCCTGTCGCTCCGGCGACAATGGAACCTATGGTTACTAGTGATGAAATCCGCGATTTTTCAGAGCGATTGAACTCCGCGCTCGATGCGAAGAACGATGAGCGCGTGGGTCGGCAGGCGCGCCTCGGGAAGGCGTTTGGCTTGAGTCAGAAGGCGGCGCGCAAGTGGCTTGTGGGTGAGTCCTTCCCCGAGGTGGCGAGAATGATCCAGCTCGCCAAGATGCTCGACGTCCGATTCGAGTGGCTGGCTACGGGACGCGGCCCGCGTTATTTGAATGAAGAATTAGGGTCAATCAAGCCGGATGAGTCGGTTGATCGGCCTCTTGAAAAGATCCGGCAAGTCATTGACGGCCAGCACCGTGCGTCGCGAATCAGTGATGAGGACGCGACTTTGCTTCGCGCTGCGGTGGAGTCTGTTCAGACCAATATGGCACCTACGATCCGCGCCGCCGTTTTATTAATGTTGGGTAGCCAAACGCCCGCAGAGAACCAAAAAGAGAACGCTAATCAGGTAATTGAAGGGCATGTAATTAGTTCACACTCATCGTCACGCGAGGTAAAAGGTTCTGCCAAAGACTTCGCCGGGAGCAAGATAGCCGACATTCGATCGGAGGCCGTTCCAGACGGTGAGAAGCATCATGACCAACGAAAGAAGGGAACCTGAGGTCGTGAGCCTAGATGCCTATAGAGCCATCCGCGATCACAGGTCAGCGCGATACGATCAGGAGGTAGTTACAGATGTACATTTCTCGATAACGCGTTCTGGCGCGATCCTGCCAAGTGCAGTGAAGGTGGTTGATCTGCATGTTCTGGCGGTGCTCGCGTGGAGCTTGGAGGTGTCCTCAAACATGCTCGACAATTACCTGTCTCAGACCGACTAAGACCCACACAACGAGAACCATACAAGCCCGCCGCGCGCGGGCTTTTTTGTGTCCCCCATCAATCTGTCCCCATTTGTTACAAAAATGGTCACTTTCGGTACTTGCGCGACGTAACCGAAAGTTCTATGATTCATCCATACCCGCTGCACACGAATCATCAGCACCGCACCACAAACCGCAGCAGCACCGCGGATCAATCACGAAGGGGACCGAAATGACCGAAGTAACGAAGGCCTGCATCGCGGGCGCCGTAATGGCCGCAGCTCTCTTTGGCGTCGCCAAGCACGCAAACGCCGAGGAATACATCCTGGGCACTGCTCAGTGCCACGTATGGACCGATGCGAATCACGGCGAGTTCGATCGCATGCTCGAGCTGGGCTACACGATCGGATTCGCGGACTCGTACTCGCTGAATGCGGATACACGCACGTACAAGTATGGCGAAGTCGTTGCAGCCATCACGCGTGAATGCTACCGCGATCCGAAGCAGATGATCGCCGCCGCTGCAGTTAAGGCGATGAAGACGTTCGAGAAGTGAAATGAGCTACGCCGACTACGTCGCCGACTGCACCGCCCGAGGCAAGCGTGCGATTTCGTACACGGCCTGGGCGAATCTGCAGCCTCCGACTGAATGGAGTTTTTGATGCGCGAATGGTTAGTCAGCATATACGCCGGTTATCACCACACCAATCCGACGTGGAAGTTCTCGGTAAGCGCAGATAGCAAGGCGATGGCGATATCGATCGGCATGTGGATGTTCGAACACTCAGGTGAGTATATCGACGAGTTCGGTCACGTCGAGGCGGACAAGATTTAACTGTTCGTAGCAGCTTGGCCTTGAGCCAAGCTAGTGCGAATAGCACGAAGTACCGCAGTAGAACCAGATACAGGCTGCATGGCGTCAGCCTGGTAGGGCAAGTGGATCTTTAAGAATACTGGACAGCGCAGGCCGTAAGGCCAGAACACCGGAGATATTCCCTGCGCCGTATGTGCATGTGGCCGCACACGAGATAGCCGAGAGGCAGTGCCATTTCCCGAAAGGGACACCGAACACAGCAGCCGCTGGTGTAGAAAGCGGAGCGCCCGCGAACGTCGCGTGACCTTGTGAGTCATTCGACCAAGCGGAAGGCGTGCGGGGATGGGAAAACAGACCTGAACCGCGCGCAAAGCAGTACCAGCGCACGATAAGCGCATTCGGAAGAGTGCTCTTATCGGGCCTGCTGTACTGACGAAGGACCGCTGAACTCCCTGCACTAGATGAGTATCCGCGAAACCGATCCGCCATAAGTCCTACGGGCAGGGGCAGTAGGTTAGCTGAAGTCCAGTGCATAGCAACAGCGTTCCTTCGTGAGTATTGCATACCCCCAGCGAGAGGGATGATCCGATGCATTTGCCTGCCAACGCATCGGGGACCAACTGACAGGCTACACCGGGGAGCTTCGGGCGGCTGGAGAACCGGGGATGGTGATAGCTAAACCGCCCACCTATTCACATCCGCATTGCTATATGCAGTGCGTTTCGGACTACTACGGAGCATAAGATGAAATTCGATGCCAACGGCAGGCATTTCTTGGGTGATTGGGGAGTGATCGAGGTTAATGCATTGGGTGACACGCTCCAGGCGTTGAAGGGCGCATTGCTGGTCGCGTTCGGCGAGCACCGGGACGCCACGCACTACAGGGTGTTTGACGACGCGGAGACGGGCGGCAACATGCTTGCCCTGTACTGGACAAACAGCAGTGAGGCGATTCCGCTGCCCTTCAAGATCGACGCCAACACCGCAGTCGATTTCGTCGCGCGCTGGCTGGAAGCAAACGGACGCTGGCCGGATGAGCGACCCGACACCGATGGTGACGTGCATGTCGGGTTCCGCATTCAGTCTGGTTGGTGCGACCAAAAGAATGATCACTGCGACTTCTACACAACCGCTCTGATCATTCCCGAGTGGACTGTCTACGGCAAGTAAGCCGCCGCGCCATGCGCGAAGGAGATGAAGATGCATCGCGAACGACTTGAGCAGATGGTCACCATGCTGCGGGGTTTGCCGCCGGAAGGTGAGGTTGGTTTTGATCTGTCCAGTTGGCATTGCGGAACGACAGCGTGCGCCGTAGGGCATGCCTGTCTCAATCCAAAGTTTCAAGAGCAGGGGCTAAAACTTGTTCCGAGCAGGAGTGATGGGTTCATACCCTCCTACGCGGGGAATACGGGTTGGGAGGCCGTGAGGTCTTTCTTTGGTCTGGGAGCGGAAGAAGACGATTACCTGTTTTTTGCCTGGGAGTATCCGAAAGGATCGCAGACCACCGCAGCCGAGGTTGCCGACCGGATTGAGGATTTTCTCGCAGGCAATCCCGATCCGGACGAAGTTCTGTCGCTCTAAAGGAATTCGATCATGTCCGACGACGCCATGGTGATCTGCGACACCCGAGCCAAACTCGCAGAGCTGGATGCGATGCCTCACGGCGCGCTTGTGGAACATCTCACAGAGGTATTCAGCGACTCGATCCGCCGCAAAGCAAACAGCATTATCGCTGCGGCCACGCGAGATCCGCAGGAGGGTTGCTAGATGGGCGACTACATCGACATAGTTTTCGCCAAATCCCCCGATCCCAATCCCGACTTCCGCTTCGTTGAGGTTGAGGATCCGAACGGGGCGTCTGTTGACGTGGGGAACTGGCTGCAGCGCGAGGATGGGCGTTGGGTGTTGCGGATTGGGGCACCTGTACTGCGCGCCGACTCGGTGCCGCCCAACTTCGTGAGCAAATGGACGGCGGCGATCAAGGATCTACCGATGGGCGAAAACATGTTGCTCGAGCCTGCCGCGGCAGATGCAGACCAGTTGACGGACGAGCATCGAGAGTCGCTTGAAACGGCGATACGGGTTATGAAGGATGCGGGATTCTCCCACACGGTTAAAGGGCTTGAATCTCTTCTGCGCGCCGCATTCGCAAAGGAGCAATCGTGAACGCACAACAGCGCACCGACTGGAACAACCGCCCAACGCAAGTAAAGGTTTTCGAGCTTTGCGAGTCCTGCGACACGCTTAAAGAGGGCGTCGAGACCCGAGAGGAAACCGGGTACTGGCCAAGCTTCCACGTAAAGCTGAAATCGTGTGCGTGCTGCTTCGATGTGGCCAAGAACAAGGCTCGCGTTGAGGCGTCGCAGGTTGCTTATTGCTGAGGAAGATATGAGCACACTCGGATGGATTTGCGTAGGCATTGTCTGCTACGCCAACGTAGTGATGATTGCGATGGCGATTTGCAGGCACTGGAAAGAACAGGATCAACGGATGGGAGTGGGGGAATGAAAAAGCAACGCGGAGCAACACTGATTGAGCTTTTGATGCTCATCTGGATTGTTGTTGTTTGCACCGGGTTGGGTCTCGGTATATACGCGGTCTGTCATTTCGTCGCCAAGTTCTGGTGAGTGAGGCGACCTATGACCGCAATCCTGATCGTCGCGATACTCGTCGCCCTGTTTGATGAGTGTGTATCGCACGCACAACCGAAACGGAGGTAGATGTGAGCGTAGATAAACGCAGCGTCCACACAGACGCACTGGCAACACTCGGAACCATCATCGACGACACACAGGCGCGTGATGCGATTCACTTGGCTGTAGAGCCCGTGATCGCAGCGCACTTGCTGCAACCCGGCGATGACGTTGGCTTGTTGCCTGACGGCAGCGCGACCACGGACGGCGTGAAGTTGCTTGGCATCGTTGACCCGTTCCTGAAGGAGCCGGTAGGCGAGGGTGAGCGATTCTGGCTTGTCGTCTATCCGCGCCAAATCACGTCTCTGCGCCACGTGTGGGAACACGCGGATTTCCCGGCATCAGACGAAACAAAAGTCGTCGCGCGATCCAAGGATGAATCCGAGAAGTGGTTGCGGGATTTCATCGACGGCGCTGATTGCCCCGGCTACGAAACGGTGATCGCGGCTGCATTGGATAACAGTGGCTCATGGGATCCGGAATACCTGCACTTTCGCGATCGCGATGCGCATGGCGATATCCCGCCCGAGTTCTGGGATCACCTTGAGGTTGTAACAGGGCGCACGATTCCGCAGGAAAGCCGCGCAAAGTACTTCTCCTGCGCCTGCTAACGAGCAACACCGCCAGCAGCAGTCCCCAACCCGCGAGATCGAAAGGATGCAGCGGGGTAAGTTCGAGAGCGAAGGTAAATCCGGGCCGTACGGCGGGGTCCGGAGCCCTGATGGAACGGGAATACGCAGGTGGTGACTAGCGTGAGGGGTTCGCAGTGAATGGTAGCGAGCCGCAGCAAAAGTAGAGCTGGCCGGGATCACCTCCGGCCCCGTTCCATGAGGGCGAAAAGCGGATTTCACCCAGACACCGCAGCCATTAATTTGTCGCTGGCCATAGGTGGGAAGTGAGCGGTTGAGGGTGATGGAGCGGAAGTAGCTCTCTCTACATATGCAGGTAAGCACTCCTACGGGAGGCGAACGGAGGATGTGATGGGCAAATACGCAAACCAACAGGCAGCAGCCGAACTCGAACGCCTTCAACGCAAGGCACAGGAGCGGCAGGAGCAACGGCAGCAAGTTAAGGCGCCGCCGCGCGGGTTCTCGGATTTCTATAACTGGAAACTCGACGCCGAGATTGATCGGATGCAGGGGACTTGGTGATGGGCCTCGTCACCTACAACACTGAAGGCGATCCGGTGGAGTCGGGCGTATATGCATGCCGCATCCCAGATTCAATTTGCGACGGGCTACTTCTTGACCGATTCCTGCTTTGGTACGACGGCGGATGGCAATACTGCGGGAGCGACCAACGCTATCGCGGCCTCGTGAAGGGATGGATCGGCCCATTGCAGCGGAGGCTTCCATGACGCACCACTGCCACGCTAACGACTGCCCGACACAAACGCCACAAAAGCTTTTGATGTGCCCGAAGCACTGGCGCATGGTGCCACGAGAAATGCAGGACCGCGTCTGGGCGACATTCCGCGCTCGAAGTGCAGCGCCCGGTGCGGACCCCGCAAGTTGGGGCGATTACTACGAGGCCGCTGCCGATGCCGTTGAGCACGTTGCACGGCTGGAAGGGAAGCCCACAGAAAACAGCTATCGACGCATGGTGCCGAAGTGGCGCGAACATGCCGCCCAAAAGGAGAGGACATGCTGACCTACGAACGCACAGAGGATTACACCCTCTGCCTGTCCGACGAGGGCTTCGCTCGCCTCGCCACCGAAACCGCATAAAACGCCCGCACTGCAGCCCGTCATCAAATCTCCGTCGCTATCGCGTTCGGGATTGTTGCTGGGTACTTTCTTCTGCGTGAAGGGCATTCGATATTGGAGTGGTTCAAATGAACATCCCGAAGAATCTTGATCTGCGCCACGTCGAAACCGCACTGGCGCCTAGCGAACGACTCGCCGCGATCAACGAGAACAAGCGCCTGCAAGCAATCCGCGCGCTTGGCAATCGTTGGCTTCTGGCAAAGGACTATTGCAATCACTACGTGCCAATTCTCACCAAGAAGGTAGCGTGATGGCAAAAGAAATCATCGCGACTAGTGGTCACTCTATTCTCGTTGACGACTCGGATTTCGAGGAACTGAATAGATACAAATGGACTGTGAATATTACGGGCCATGCGGCAAGAAAGATTCGCGTAGAAGCTTCCACGTACAAACGCATCTGGATTGGCATGCACCGCCAGATCATGGGCCTTCCTGCAGGGACGCGGGGCAAGGATGGTCACATCGAAGTTGACCACATCAATGGCGATCGCCTTGATAACCGGCGAAGTAATCTTAGAGCTTGCACGCGACAGCAGAATGTCCTCAACAGACGGGGAAGCAGCAGAACTGGCTTTAAAGGCGTGACACAGCAAGCCAAAACAGGACTTTTTTGCGCTGAAATACGTGTCGGCGCAATCAGAAAACATCTCGGGTCTTACCAGACTGCCGAAGAGGCGCATGAGGTTTATTGCTTATGGGCCGACATGCTGCATGGCGAATTTGCGAATCATGAGCACAACCAGCAGGCAAACGCTCGTGCGCATAACGTTATTGAGAAGGTGATGCGGGAACCGAGAGTATCGCTCTCAGACGCAAATCAAATTCGCGATCTAAGAGGGACTCTTACCGTTCACGAGGTGGCGAAACGATTTGGCATAGCTGCTTCTTATGTTTATGCGATATGGAGTGGCCGTAGCAGGAAGGATACGGGGGTTAAGGCATGAGCATCATCAACCACCCAATTCTCCTGACCGACGACTCCGGCTTCGTCTGCGAGGCCACAGTCCGAATCGAATTCGACCACACCCCATTCGAGCGAGCGACGCGCGATTGTCCGGGTAGTGCGGAAGAGGTTCGCGTGACCCGTGCAACGGTCTTCGTCGGCAACTTCGAGCTTGGGCCGCATCCGGCGCCGCTGAACCTTTGGGAGCCGCAAGTTTGGCAACACATCAACGAGCAACGCCAGGCCGATGAACTTGATCGGGCGATGGCTAGGGCCGCTTAAGGCGAGGGAAGAACATGAAAGTAACTGTGAAGGGTTTCATCCACGCCGAGAAAGAGCCGTGGGACGAGAAGGCGAAGTTTGCGGTCTATCCGTTCGATATGAGCAAGACAAGCCGCAACACGGTCCTGATCAGCGAACAGGATATCGAGGTCGACGTTCCGGATGGATTCGACATCCGCCCCGGACTCGTTGAAAACCTCGAAAAGGAGAAGCAGCGCATCACGGCGGAGTTTCAGGCGCGCGTCACCGAACTCAATGGCCAGATTCAATGCCTGTTGGCTCTTGAGGGTCCTGTCAGCGAGGTGGTTGCATGACCACCGAAACCAAGCCTCTGTCCTGCATCGTCATCAAAGACCTTGGGCGCTACAACTTCGCATCCAACGAGAAGCAATGGAACGTTCAGGTTCTCATGCCTGACGGCAAGTGGCTATCCGAGAAGTGGAATGAAGACGACGAACCCGCAATCGAAGGGGAGCCGCCGAGCGAAGTCATTGCGATGATTGAGGCGAGGATCAAGTCCTATTGGATTTGCACGCGACGCGAAGAAACACTGGCCCGCATCGAAAGCTTCCGCCACATGTTCCCGCAAATGGATGACGCATGGGCGCGCAAGCAGATCGAATCGCTTGAGTGGCGGATTTCGTCGCTGCGGGATTATCTGATTGAGGAAGAAGAATGAGCAACGCGCTCCAAGTCATCACCAACGAGATTTACGGCGTTCGAACCAGTTTCGAGGCCGTAAGTGTTGACCGCTCAATAAACTTTGAGCGGGAAGCCGGATTCGCGATCCAGATGATTTCCGGCAACGACTACGCGCTCACGCAGGCGATGAACAACAAGCAGTCTGTCATCGACGCTGTGACGAACGTTGCCGCCATCGGGATCAGCCTGAACCCGGCCAAGAAGCAAGCCTATCTCGTTCCGCGCAAGGGCAAGATTTGCTTGGACATCAGTTACATGGGCTTGATCGACCTCGCCATTCAGGACGGCGGGATCAAGTGGGCGCAGGCGCAACTGGTGTACGAGAAAGACACGTTCGCGCTCAACGGCATGGATAAATTACCGCTGCACCAGTTCAACCCGTTCGCGAAGGATCGCGGGGAGATCGTAGGTGTGTACGTGGTCGTGAAGACGGCTGACGGCGAGTATCTGACGCACACGATGGATATCGATGCGGCCTACGCGATCCGCGACCGCTCTGAATCGTGGAAGCGGAACCAACCCGGCAAGCGCGGACCGTGGGAAACCGATCCCGGCGAGATGATCAAGAAAACGTGCGTGAAGCAAGCGTACAAGTATTGGCCGAAGACCGATAGGCTGAACAAGGCAATCCATTTTCTTGACACCGAAGGCGGGGAGGGTGTCGAGCCGATCCAGCAGCGCAACGAATGCCCCTCTGATCTGCTCACCGCATGGTGTGACAAGGCGAAGACCGCGCCGAACGCCGACGCGCTCAGCAAAGTCTGGACGGATGGCCTTGCAGTCATCAAGCCGACCAAGGACATGCGTGCTTACAACACGTTCAAGGAAACAGTTTCCGCGCGTGGCAATGAGTTGAAGAAGCCGGCCGCCGCCGATGCCAACACGATCGACGTGCAGGCAAAGGAAGTGCCGAGCCGCGAACCCGGTTCGGATGACGCAGAGTTGCAGGCAGATTTTGAACGCCAGATGGCGAAAGAAGGGGCGTCGCAATGATCCTTATCGAGGCGATCCAGGGCACCCAGGAATGGTTGCAGGCTCGAAGTGGCGTGATTACCGCGTCGCGCATCTCCGACGCAATCTCGGTGCTTCAACGGAAATCAGGCTCAAAGAATCCGGGCGATCCGACAAACGAGTCGGATAAGTATGCGTACGAGGTCGCTTTTGAGCGCATCAGCGGTGTCCCCTATGCTGCGCCCATCAAAGCATTCACACTCGAGCGTGGGCACACCTTGGAGCCCGTCGCGCGGATGCTGTACGAGGAACGCACCGGCAATCTCGCAATGGAGTCGGGCATCGTTCTGTCCGACGACCGAAAGTTCGGGTACTCAACGGACGGGTTCCTGAACGACGATCGCGGCATCATCGAAATCAAATGCCCGGTTGATACGGTCAAGATCATGGACATGCTTACGACTGGCGACACGTCGGAGTACGACCATCAGATCCAGTTCGGACTTTTCCTGACTGGCCGCGCTTACTGCGATTTCATCCAGTACGTGCCGGCACTCGAATCCGTTGGCCGCGACCTCTACGTCAAGCGCATTGAACGCAATGAGGAGTTTATCGAGGACATGGTTGCCAAGGTTCTCACGTTCGAAAAGCGCGTGACTGCATACGAAACGTTGCTGCGAAAGCAAGCCGCCTAAGCCCTCGCCGCTGCCCGCACGGATTGGCTCAGTAGAGCGTGTTCCCGCGCGTATCAAATAGGCAGCGGCACCCAATCCCCTAGTCGTACGGTGGTCCCGTACGGCGCTCTTAGGCCCGGAAGCTCGGGCCGTTTTTTATTCGTGAATCGTGGCGTGTTTGCTGCGATATAGGAGAGAGAAGTGGACTTGAGCGAAGCATTCGATAAGTTCGACGACGAGTACATCAAGTTTGAGCGTGTCGAGAACAAGCTGAGCAGTCGACCCGATATTCACGCGTTCATCCTGCTCAACCAGTTGCAGCCCGGCACAAGAGACCTGGTAAGCGCCGCCGAACACGACGAAATCTATCTCGACATCGACGTTGATAAGTTGGCGGAAGTCATCACCGAGGATCAAGTTCGCGACCTCGCGCGTTGCGGTGTTCGGTATGACGATGGGTTGGATTGCTTGGCGATGTTTGTTTAACCACCCTACGGCCACCGGCCGGTACAGGAATAGAGATCATGAGCAACGCATATACGCCAGGCCCATGGAAGTGGACGCGGACACTTGACGGTCTGAATGCACTCGAAAGTGATTCGATCGCATACGGAATTCTCGTTTGCGCAGAAGACAACGCGCCGCAAGACCTGAACGACGAAGCTAACGCTCGCCTGATCGCCGCCGCGCCCGATCTGCTCGAAGCGATCCTAGCGCTCGATGATCTCCGAGGCGCATGGGCTCCGCCTGAGGAAACAATCAAAGCGGCATGGTCGAAAGCGCGCGCCGCAATCGCGAAAGCAACCGGCGTCACACCCTAACCCTCGCCTATTCGGCCAATTGTGATCTTGAGGATATGAATGAGCTGGCATTGTTCGCAGGCGCTGGTGGCGGGATTCTTGGCGGCCACTTGCTCGGATGGCGCACAGTCTGCGCCGTCGAATACAACGCCTATGCCCGAAGCGTATTACTGGCCCGACAAAACGACGGAACATTCCCGCCTTTCCCGATTTGGGATGATGTCCGAAGCTTTGACGGTCGACCGTGGCGAGGCTTTGTTGACGTGGTTTCTGGCGGGTTCCCGTGCCAAGACATCAGCGCAGCTGGACGCGGGGACGGTCTCGACGGTGAGCGAAGCGGGCTCTGGACGGAAATGGCTCGGATTATTGGCGAGGTTCGACCGCGATACGCGTACATGGAGAACTCCCCAATCCTCACTTCTAGAGGGCTCGGACGAGTTCTCGGAGACCTGGCCGCGATGGGGTTCGATGCGGAATGGGGAGTCTTGGGAGCGGCAGACTTTGGCGCCCATCACCAGCGAGATCGAATCTGGATTCTGGCCCACTCCGAACTGCGTAGGGTATCGGAGCGACGGGGAACTGCTGCTTCTGTCTCGCAAGTTGACTTCGCGCGAGGAGTATCTAGCGATGTCGGATCGGGCCTGCAACAGCAAGCGGGAACGGTTCTGGCCTACCCCGACCGTCGCAATGTCGAAGGGATCGAGCGAGGGCGCCCTGACACGCAAGACGGGGCGCAGCCGAGAGAACGACAGACTGGACTACGCAGTCGAGGGGAATGGCCGGAATGGCCGACTGAACCCGGAATGGATCGAGTGGTTAATGGGTTGGCCCATCGGGTGGACCGAATTAAAGCCCTTGGAAACGGCCAGGTACCGAGAGTGGCTGCAGCAGCATTCGATCTGCTCTCGCGCTGAAGCAGCCTAACCCTCCAATACCTACAGCGCTAATAGGGAGGCTTGGCGCGTTGTATCAGCTTCCGTAGCCATTCGAGGCCGTAGGCATCGATCTTGGACCATTGATCCGCTGATAGGCGGATGGAGCGCTGGACAAGTTTCTGATCGTCGGGGAGCCTCGGGCGCCCGCCAGGGTGTTTGGGTTTGGGTTTCGTTTCCATGCGCCACATTGTACACGCTGTATTCGAATCACAGAAACATGTTGCGCATGGTTAGTTTATGAATCACAATAACAGATATGGAAATCGTCAAGACATTGAAGTTGCGTATCAAGGACAAGCACGCCACGGCGTTGCTTGCGATGGCTCGCGACGTCAATACTGTCTGGAATTTCTGCAACGAAACGCAATACCGCAGCCTGAGACGATACTGCAATCGACCCAAAACATGGTTGTCAGGCTTTGATCTCGAGAAGCTTGTTTCAGGGTTTGTGAAGTGCGAGAGTGTTTCAATCGGCTCATCCACAGCGCAAGAGACTTGCCAACAGTTTGCAAGGCGTCTAAGGCAGTTCAAGCGCCAGAAACTTCGGTGGCGCGTAAGTGATCGTCAGTCGCCCAGATATTCGCTTGGGTGGGTGCCGTTCAAGGCAACTGCCATCAAGTTCAAAAATGGGCAGTTGCACCTCAATGGAAAGAGCATCGGCCTTTGGGATTCATATGGCCTTTCCAAGTATGAGCTTCGCGCCGGCAGCTTCAACGAAGACTCGCGCGGTCGCTGGTACGTGAACATCGCGGTCAAGGAAAAGGCCGCAGAGAAGCGTGTACCGGATGGCGCGACTTCGATCGGAATCGACCTCGGCCTTAAGACGATGGCGACATACAGCGACGGCACGAAGTTCGAAATGCCGCGCTGGTATCGACTCTCCGAACAGACGCTCGGAATCGCCCAGCGGGCGAACAAGAAACGCCGCGTTAAGGCTATCCACGCGAAGATCGCGAATCAGCGCAAGGACGCCATCCACAAGGAAACGTCCGCACTGGTGAAGAAGCATGCAGCAATCTTCGTAGGGAACGTGAACGCGAAAGCGCTGGCGAGAACGAGCATGGCGAAATCCGTGCACGACGCCGCATGGACGATGTTCCGGACACAACTCAAGTTCAAGGCCATCAGGCATTGCGTGGTGTTCGAGGAAGTCAACGAAGCGTTTTCATCCCAAACCTGTTCGAGTTGCGGAGCTTTGCCCGACTCGCGGCCGAGAGGTATCGCAGGACTTGGAATAAGAGAGTGGGCGTGCAGCGACTGTGGAGCGGTCCATGACCGGGATACAAACGCCGCACGAAACATTCTCCGCTTGGGGCATCAAGCGCTAGCGGTAGGAGCCTCGCACGTCTAGCGCGGGGAGATGCCAATAATAGAGGACAACGTGGAAGGCGTATCGCCTAACCCCAGAGGACACCATGACAACCTATACAGACCGCCAGAAGGCATGCATTCAAGCGCTTCACGACGCTATTTTCGACAAGTGCCTGATGGACCTGACCGACGACGAGTGCGTGGGAATCCTCGCCTACCTCGAAAGCACGTCTCCTGTTGCTGGGTTTAGCGAGGCGACGAGCGAGCCGATTTACGAGACGTACACGGGCCAGAACGGTTGGCTTGAAGTCTCGAAAGACGAATACGAGCGCACGAAGGACAAGTACGAACACCGCATCCGATACGCCGCACCCGATAGTGGGGTGATGACGGGCACGTTTTCGTGTCCGCTGTGCGGGAAAGCGACGCCGCATGAGCACACGGCGGAGGAACAGGTCGCATACAGAAATATGCGCAAGCTGGTCCCCGATTGGCACGAAGGCACGCTTATGGAAATCCTTAGGGACGCCGGTCTTCGGTTCGAATACCGCGATGAAAATGTCCGAGGTGCTGTTATCGCAGGCATCAAGTGGGGATTCAGTGAAGCCATCAAGCAATCCGTCACGTCGCGCGCCGCCGCCCCTACACCAGTAGCCGATAGTGGGGCGATGGAAAGTGCATTGGCCGAACTGATCGATAAGATCATGCCAGGTCTTGATAGCGGCAACATTCTTGCCGACGCCCGCACGGCCAGCGACGCCATCACCAGAAGCGAGCCCGTGGCGTGGTTGGTCAACGGATTGAATAGCCACAACGGGCCTTCGTCGAGCGCATGGATTCGGAAAGACAATGCCGACGCTGCCGCTGCTTTGCTGTTCCGGGAATCAGTGACGCCGCTCTACCGTTATCCACGCATCGCTCTCGCCGCCGCGAAGCCGGTCAGCGTGGATGCGGGCGCCATGCGTGAGCGGGATTCGGTGATCGAAGGCTACCGGCGAGAACGAGATGAAGCACTAGCAGATGCCGAACGGTACAAACGCCTGTACCAATCTGCGCGCACGCTTCTCAACCCTCCCAACGAATCGACAGGAGAGCCGACATGACCATGCGCGGCGGATTTAAAGTCAGGAATGTTCCACCTCCCGGCAAGAAACGCATCGCCGATTGGATGGGCTTGCGCGTTGCGATCAAGACCGAAATGACAAACGGCTATGCGACCTTCCCGGCCGGATGCACGGCAGTAGTCGCTGGCGTCGGCAATGGGCTCCATTTGAAGTTCGATCCGTGCAACTGCTGCGGTATCGCTGGTCACCTCATGCGCGTTCATGGAAGCGAGGTCAAAGTTATCGACACCGAATCGACAGGATCGACAGGATCGACTGGAGAGCCAACGCTATGAGCGACGACGACCTCAAATGCCCCGGCTGTGGCGTGATGGCCGACAAGGTTCAACCGAACGGATGGCTTTTCTACTGCGTTCCATGCAAGTGGGGTTGGGGTCATCCGCAGATTGACTCTCGCGAGGCGGCGACTGATTTTCTTCACGATTTGAAGGAGCCAACGCTATGAGCGACGTGCTTGCAAAACTTAAAGCCATGCGCGGCGGTGATCGTCACGACAGGCCGAAGTACCTCGGAGACGGAATACACGAGTCGGTGAAACTCGACGACATTATCGCCGAACTCGAAGCGCGTGCCGGTGAAGCTGTCCCTCAAGGGTGGAAGCTTGTGCCGATTGAGCCTTCGAACAAGATGACTGCCGTGGGCCAAGAACACCGTTACGAGTCCGTATGGAGCATCGGGGCCATCTACCGCGAAATGATCGCGCATGCCCCCATTCCTCCTACCGGTGACGCCGCAGGAACCTTCGTTAGGTTGCAAGACTTGGAGTCCATCTACGAGGCCATGAACCATCTTGGCGATACGCTAAACGAAATGGATGCCGTCGAGAAAGAGGACGAAGTTGCGACCGATCCGGGATTCTCGGCAATTCGTGATGCGATCAAGCGCGCAGGAGGCAAGCCGTGAACATCAAAGAATTGAATGACCTTCTTTCCAAGATGGAAGAAGCCGGTTTCAGCAGGGCGGAGTTGAATAACGAGCGCTTGAGAAAAGCTGCAAAGCACTTGCTCGGTGACGCGGCAGGAAAGGATTCGGTAGATGCGGCGCGGTATCGGTGGCTCAGGTCGGAAGCGTGCGCAAAGTCTCTCCCGCACGCGTATGCGCCGCATGACTTCAGACCAATTTTCGGGGATGAACTTGACGCCGCCATTGACGCTATCGCTTCTCTTACCAAGACAGCAGATGGAGAGAAGACTTGAAAGTTGGACAATGCGTGATGTTAGTGGGCACTGACGGCTACATGCCACCGTTCGGCGCATTAGGTCAAATCGTCGAACCGATGGACGAAGACGGCGACTACGGAGTGCTGTTCTTCGCGCATCCTTGCCCGAACCCTCCGGGGATCCATTGGTACGCGCCGCCTTCGTGGCTCATGCCAATCGACGGCAACGAAAAGCAAACCGAAACCGTCGCCACTAATCAGCGCGGGGGAGATTGAGAATATGGATCAGCGAGAAAGGTTTGAGGCGTGGGTAACGGGCGGCGGATTGCCGGTTGAGCACGCAGCGAACATCGACTTTTTCTATCCCGGCGCATGGGGTATTTGGCAAGCCGCAGAAGCTGCCGCGCCGGAACTGGCGGTATCGATTTGCGACGAACACGCCGGAAGCGCGACCGATTATCTGGCATGGGATTGCGCCGAAAGCATCCGCAAGTTGGCCGCTCCAGTTGAGCGCGGGGGAGATAAGTCATGAGCCTCTATCAGTGCGAACACTGCGGATGCTGCGAGAACACTGCGCTTGGTTGCTACTGGTCGGTGAAGATCGAGCCGGAACTATTCGACTGGACCGGAATTGAAGATCGGCGCGCCAAGCATCTATGCAGCGCATGCGGGCCTGCGCGATACCGCGACGGGACCATGACCGGTCATGGCTCTTGGCATGGCAAGTTCGCGAGAACTTTCCTGCCGATGGGCATGTTCAAGACGAACCGGGTCGGAAATCTAGAGCACGTCGAAACTGGCAGCGAGGATTTTCGCGCATATGCTCTGTCGGCTGAGCGCGGGGGAGAGTAGCGACTATGAGTAGATACCCATACACCGATGCAGCGGATTACATTCGCTCGCAAGTACAGGATTTTAGTGAAGACCATCAGATGAGGTTGCCGACTATTAGCCGCTCGCAAGCAAGTCAGGCATACGGCGCAGTGGCAAAAGCGCTTGGCATGTCTCATGAGGAACTGGCGGTGAAGCTGGCAGATTATGCGAAGTCGTTGTTATGACCGCCATAGCCAACCGTCGCCACCTCCTCGAATCAGCCAACGCCTACGCCCGCGCCCGTCAGCCCACTCCCCAGCAAGTCCTCGATCTATGCACGGCAGTCTGCCAAACCCTGGCCGATGACTGCGGCGAGGCTGTTTCTATGGTGCTGCCAGGGAAGATCGTTATTTCGCGAGAACCTAAATGAGACCTTTTGCAGTGGAAGTCAGCTTTACGATGATCGTAATGGCAGAAGACGAGGGCGACGCCTACCAGTGCGCCCGCGAGAACGCATCCGAAGCTTGGGGGGATACATACGACCCACAGTTCGACGTGTGCGAGCAAATGAAGACGGAAGACGATCTAAAGCGCCACAAATGGGACGGCCAGTGCATCCCATACGGCGGAGACGGCAATACGCGACTGAGTGACATTCTCGCGGCGATCGAAGCGGAGCCCGAGCGCGATACGAAGACCATCGATATGTTTCAGGAGGCGCGATGAGCGACCGCATGCACGATGCGATGGAAAAGGCGCTGTGGAGTGGCGACGGTCCTGCTGCGCCAGAGGAAGCATTTTCACTTGGCTGGCGAGCTGCGCTCGAAGTCGCCTGGGAAGCCGTCCACGCAGAGCGCCTGATCGACCCGACCGAGGAACACGGCGATCTGGTGTATCAGCGTGCCGTTGAGGATTGTGAGAATGCTGTGTTTGCGTTGAGGGAGAAAGCATGAAACAAGTGATTCACGATGCAGGTTCACGTCCGATCAAGGGGGGCAATAAGTTATAATTACGGGATACTAAATTAGGATGTGAAAATGCCGCGCGCCGCACCGAATGACGGATTAACGACAAAGCAAAGATATTTCAAAAAGATGAGCGATGCAGCGCCAACAATTCTCTGCGCATGCGGGTGTGGCGGGTCGCTTAAGTCAGTCGATGCCTATGGCCGCCCCGCAACGTTCATCAATGGCCACAACGCGCGAAAGTACGAGGGCGAAGAATCGACCAAGTGGGCAGCCCAGAAGCGATACCGCACGAACAATCCCGATAAGCATCGGGACTACAAGCGTGAATATTATCGCGCTCGGAAACTTAAGGCGATGGAACTTCTGGGTAACAAATGTGAGTTGTGCGGAATCCCGTATAACGGGACTAACGCCCCCATTTTCGAATTTCATCATAGAAACCCGCACGAAAAAGAAGCTGGCGTTACCAGAATGCTAACCAATAAGGCTTGGGAGCAGGTCGTTCTGGAAATGACGAAATGCATTCTTGTGTGCGCCAATTGCCACAATCAACATCACGGAGGTGAGTGGTGAAGCAGGTTATCAAGGAAGATGGGGCATCGCCCATCAAAATCTGGACCGATGACGTTGAGCAGAGCGCATTGGCCCAATTGAAGAGCATTGCCGGTCTGCCGTTTGTATCGAAGCATGGCGTCGCAGTTATGCCTGACGTCCATGCCGGAATTGGGTCAACCGTTGGAAGCGTCGTGGCCACGGAAAAGGCAATCGTGCCTTCGATGGTCGGCGTGGACATCGGGTGCGGGATGAACGCCGTTCGCCTGTCGCTGAAGGCGTCCGAACTCCCCGACGATCTGAAGACGATCCGCCATCAGATTGAGCGAGACGTTCCGCTTGGAACGGGTGGGGCGCATCGCGACGACCGACAACCCGACATCCCTGTAGATCTGGCGGCGCGCTACACGCATATCGTCGATCAGCACGCCGGGATTCTCAATAAGAACATGAACCGCCAGCTCGGCACATTGGGTAGCGGCAATCACTTCATCGAACTGTGCATCGACGAGGCGCAGGACGTTTGGGTGATGCTTCACAGTGGTTCGCGCGGCGTTGGCAATCTGATTGGCCGATACTTCATCGAGAAGGCGAAAAAGCGGATGGAGCAATACTTCATCAGCCTGCCGGATGGCGACTTGGCCTACTTCCCCGAAGACACCGACGATTTCCGCGATTACGTGAAGGCGGTGAACTGGGCGCAGGACTATGCGCTCGAAAACCGCCGCGTGATGATGGAAGCGGTGATCGCGGCGCTACGCCGACATATCCCCGTCGAATTCACAATTACTCAAGAGGCGATCAACTGCCATCACAACTACGTCGAGCGTGAAAACCACTTCGGCAAAAATCTCTGGGTGACGCGCAAGGGTGCAATTCGCGCTCGTGAAGGCGACCTTGGCATCATCCCGGGTTCGATGGGTCAACGCTCATACATCGTGCGCGGCAAGGGCAATCTGGAGTCGTACTGCTCATGTTCGCACGGGGCCGGTCGAAAGATGAGCCGTGCCGAGGCACGTCGTCGATTCCAGTTGTCCGATCTTGTCGCGCAGACTGAAGGCGTTGAGTGCCGCAAGGATGATGCGGTGCTGGACGAGATCCCCGGCGCGTACAAGCAGATTGACGAGGTGATGGCGAATCAGACGGACTTGGTTGAGGTCGTTCACGTCCTAAAGCAGTGCCTCTGCGTCAAGGGAGCCTGAATGGATATCGCCAAGGGTAAGCGCGTAACCGCCAAGGAGGCAGCTGCTATCCTTGGCGTCCCCTACGCCAACATCAGCCGAGTTGAGCATGCCACTAGCTAAGCCGCCAACAAACACTTATTGGACCATCCGGCACAACTTCAACGGCGAACTCTGGCCGCGCCTTTGGCCCACTGAGGCCGATGCCTGGAAGATGCTAGAGAAAGAAACCGGGTTCACGAAAGCGGAAGTTGCGGCAAAGTGCAACTGGTCGATGGTCCAAGTCAAGCTTTCGTTGGTTGCGGAGGTGGTTCATGAGATTCAGCCTCAAGTTATCCGGGTGGATACTCCTGTTCGGACAATTCCCGATGAATTGCATCAGTTCGGCAACGTGCTGGACGCATCCACGTACGCGCTACCATCTGGCGTCTATTTTCTTTACCTGAAGGGCGCCTTGCAATACATAGGTCAGTCAGCCGAGCCGTCGAACAGGTTGGTCAACCACAGAAAAGCAGGGAAGGTCTTTGATCGCGTTTTCCTGCTGCCAGTGCCTTCATTCATGCTCGCTCGCGTCGAGGGCGCAATGATTCGGAAGTTTCGTCCACCGCTTAACATCGTGATCGCCCAGATGGGCGGCGAATCGGACGATGAGACATCGGCGTGGCTGAGTAAGCCGCTACTAGAGGTGTGTGATGAATGATTCAATGTTTCTCGATGACGATGCACTGACGGAGTTGACAGGCAAGCGCCGCAATTCCGCACGCGTCCGCGTCCTCAATACAATGGGCGTGCACCACAAGATCCGGCCCGATGGTTCGGTGGCCGTGCTGCGCGCCCATGTCGATCGATTATTTGGCGAGAAAGCCGCCAAGTCTAAAATGGAGACTTGGCAACCCGCCTGGAGCTGAGAATGCCACGCCCACGAAACAAGGAAAACAACGGGCTGCCGAAGCGCTGGAAACTGCATCACGGGGCGTACTACTACCTTGTCCCGATTGGGTTGGAAGCCGCGTGGGACGGCAAGAAGAAGTTCAGGCTTGGCGCGACGTTACCCGAAGCATACGCAGTGTGGGCGGAGCGGGTAGGGCGGCTGGACAAAATCCGCAATGTTGGCCAGCTTCTCGAACAGTACGCAATGGAAGTCATCCCGACGAAAGCCCCGAGCACGCAGACGCAGAACACCGCCGCACTGAAACCCCTTCTCGAGCATTTCGCACCAGCGCCATTGAACGGGCTGGAGCCGACCGTGATTTATGCCTATCTCCGCAAACGCGGCAAGGAAGGCTCGAAGACAGGCGCGAAACGGGAGGTAGAGGTACTGTCTCACGCGCTCACGAAGGCTATCGAGTGGGGCTACATCAAGGCTCACCCGTTCGCGTGGCAGATGCGAATCGAAGGTGATGCGCCGCGCGATCGGTACGTCGAGGACTGGGAGCTGGAGGAATGCCTTTCTTTGAAGTCGCGTCGGAAGAAGGGCAGCGTCCAGGCGGCGCAAGCCTACATCCGAATCAAGCGCATCACCGGAATGGCTCGCGGCGACTTGCTCCGGCTGAAACCCGGCGAATTCACCGACGAGGGTATTCCGATCCAGCGCCGCAAGACCGCGAAGAAGACCGGCAAGCGGACTTTGTACCTGTGGACTGACGAGTTGCGCGCAGCGGTTGCGGACGCCATCGCGGCCCGACCTGTCGATATTTCACCTTGGCTGTTCTGCACGCTGAAGGGCGAATGCTATATCGACGAGAAGACGGGCAGAGCAGGCGGATGGGAATCGCTGTGGCGCGGATTCATGGCTCGCGTGATGAAGGAAACAAAGGTGAAAGAGCGATTCACCGAACACGACATTCGAGCCAAGACGGCCAGTGACGCGGATAGTCTTGAACACGCACAAGCGCTTTTGTCGCATGCCGACAGCCGAACGACGAACCGCGTTTACAGACGGAAGGCGGAGCGCGTAAAACCGCTGCGGTAAAGCGTCAAAAGTGGGTTATTCGCGATGCTCGATGCTCGAAATATAAGGGCTTTTCGGGATGTTTTAGATTAAAATATAACCCACATGCATTACGCGTTTGCCTTATGTGTAGCGGCAAGCGGGCCGAACCTTGTACCGGTTAATAGCCTATCCGGGGTTCGAATCCCCGTCTCTCCGCCATTGATACACAAGGGTTTGCGACCGGTCACTTGGCGCATGTGGGTTATAAAACGGCCTTCGGGTTATTCAAATGTCCGTTTCCGCCAGTCCATATGCGTTAAATTCGGGCTTGAAAGCGGCAATGTATAGTTGCTCCAGCCGTTCCTGTTCAAGGCCGGTCGCGGCAACTGTATGCACCTTGTCAAAGTCAATCCGATTATTGCGGACGTGAGTGCCGATGCGCGTGAAGATGTTGTCGGATCTCCCGACATAGACTATTCGATCACCTCGCAACAAAAAATACACTCCAGCCCGATGAAGTAATCCCGCGCTTGCTGCGATGTGTTCCGCCGTCATCATCGCTCGGCTTACTTCATCTGCCGCAGCGCTTTCTTGTGCGGACATCATTTTCCCGAATATCTCGCGAGCCTCGTCCAACGTCTTGCCAAGCAGAAACTTGCGCTTGTGATTCCAGTACTTCTCGGCGCCAGGCGGAACCAGATAATAGTAGGCTCCATGGTGAAGCTTCCAGCGCTTGGGTAGATCTAGGTTCTCCGGGTTTCTGGCTCGAGGCATAGGATAATCTCAAGGTTTCGACTGCCATATTGTAGCCGAAAAGGTGTGTATAATGTGGTGTATGAAACGCACAAACATTTTCCTCCCGGAGCAGTTGATAGAGCGCCTAAAAGCGCTCGCGGAGAAGACCGGATTATCGGTTGCAGAGCACATCCGAAGGGCTATCGATGAATATTTGAAGCGGCAGAAATAGCGGCGAATAGCGCCCGCAATCTCCGCGCATTGTGCGACGATTTCCCCATGAAACCGCCCGCCCTCACGCACCCCATCGAAGCCGCTGATTTGATGCACGCCACACTTCGACGGACGCCCTTCAGCGACCCCGACTGGCTGTTCGAATGGAAGTACGACGGCTATCGCTGCCTGGTCCGCAAGTCTCGCGAGGTCGAACTAATCTCGCGCAATGGGAATCTGTTGAACGCTTCGTTTCCTGACATCGTGCAGGCGGTCGCAGAGGTTCCGGGTGGCTTCGTTTGGGACGCTGAGCTGTGCGTCGGATCGGGCCGAGGTGCCGAGTTCGCATTGCTCCATCAACGGGCCAAGACCGTATCAGCGAAGAACGTACCGGCAGCAGCAAGGCGATGCCCTGCGAGGCTGTACGTCTTCGACATGCTGGCGAACAAGCGAGACTTGCGCGGGCTGCCGCTGATCGAGCGGAAAGCGATCCTGCGCGACTCGTTCGAGGACTCGGATACGCTATCGTTTGTGAGCGGGATTATTGGCGATGGGATTGCGGTGTTCGGGCTGGTGAAGCAGCACAAGTTTGAAGGCATGTTGGCGAAGCGGCTCGCGTCGACATATCAACGAGGTCGGACGCGGGATTGGTTTAAGGTTAAGTGGGGCGGGTATAGCAGGCGCGCAGCGGATGCTGGCTGATTGAGGGGTGGCCGTCCCCGGTGAGAGGACGGCGATTTACAGCGAATTACCTGTATTGCGAAAAAACAGCTTTTGGGCTGTTAAGCGGCTTCCGGCTCACTCCCAATCGCCAGGGCCTCAATGACCCGCTCAATCGCATGATCCCGCGCATTCGGAATGGGAAGTAGCGCCGAGCCAATGTGCGTTAGCAGAGCGGCATGCGGCCAGCCAGGCGGAACATCGGGCACGATGTCATTGCCGTTCTTGTACAGATGCACCGGCACTTTCGCGAGCAGCGTGCGGATGGCGATATCAGTGCTTACGCGCGGCGGTTCGAAGGCGTAGACGGCCACTGGCGGCTTCCCGGCAAGCGTCAGCGTTACAGCTGCCATAATCGCGAGCGCGCCGCCGAGGGAATGCCCAACCAGTGTCACGGGCTGATCGCCGATCGCCTTCAGCACATCGCCCGAGATGGCTTGCCACGCTAGCCAGAAGCCCCGATGCACATTTCCGGCGCGCAGTACCGGCACGGTCGTTACGTCCAGATCCGTGATCCAGCCGTCGAGGTTTTCGGTTCCCGTGAAGGCGATGCACAGGCCATCATCCGTTTGCCGAACGATGGCCTGCGAGGCGCTACCGTCAAGGCCGATATCTGGCTTGGCAGAGTAGGCCTCTTGAGCCAGCAATGCGTAGCCGTGCGCGTCCATCACGCCACCGGCTCAGACGCAACAACCGGAGCCGAAGCCGGAGCGGGCGACGATGCGCCAGCCTGCGCCGCTTGCTGTTGCGCGATGAGCGTCAGCACTTGCGACAGAACCGGTTGAGCCGCCATCAAACCGATCAGGATTGCCGGCTGATTCGGAATTGCCGGGATCGATGCAACGAGCGTGATAAGCGCGGGAAACAGAGTCGCATTGAGCGTCTGCAGATCGTTCGCGTCAATTTCACCGTTGGCTGCGCAGACTGCCGTGTTAACGGTGAGGATTTGCGAGACGAGCGCCTGTTGGTCTGCGTTAAGCAGCGCAGCAGCGGCCGGTTGCGTGAGCAGCTTGAGCTGGGCGTTCACCGAGGGGCAGAAGTCGGCGACCAACTGTTGCGGCTGAATGACGAGATGCGATTGCGAGCCTGTCGAAGCGCAGCCTGCAAATGCAACGCACGCGACGAGGCCAGCCAGAACTGCGGCGAGTTTGGATTTCATTGGTGAGCCTTTACGGGAGAGGTCTAGAACTTCCAGCGAGCGCTGGCTTTTACTTGCGCGCCGTTATTGCCCTTCACGACAGAAAGGCTTAGGCGGGTAGAGGGCGGGATTTCGGCGTAGACGATCAGGCCGGGTTGGATGTCGTATTGCTTGTCGATCGCGGGAAGAACCTGGACGTGCGAAACGAGCAGCCAGAGGGTTGCGGCGATCACTGTGCAGCCGGAGCCGCGGGAGCCTTCGCCGCACCGCGAGCAGCGACAACCTTGCTCACGTAATGCGCGCCGGCCACGATCAGCACGACGACAGCGCTTTGCACGTCAGCGGGCAGCATTGCGTGAAACAGGCTGGCAACGTACGAGACGACAGGGGCGACGACGGCGCCAGCGCCGACAGCGGTGGCGGTAGAGAGGGGCGAATTCGAGTTCATAGATGCTCCGGGTCGTGATGGATAACTTCATCGGGGCTGAACTGATAGCCCTCGACGGCGTACTTCGTGAACAGCCACACAGGAAGGGGCAACCTGTGTAATCCCTCGTCCTTTCCGATATGCGCGCCGGCGCCGAGCAACAGACCGTTCACGGTCATATCGTCGACGAAGGTGTATGGATCAAACGGGTCGGCCGACAGGAATGAATCCCAATCGAACGCCTGCGCGTGCGGACCCCACAGACCACGCTTGCAGTCTTCAGCGAAGCGCGGCCAGTCCCATGCAGTCGCGAAGCAGCGTTCTACGGGGTGGTGGTGGGCTTGGAGGGGTGCGCCGAGTTCTTCGGCCGTCATATTGGTGACGAAGCACCGGCCACCCTCGCGCTCGATCAGCGCTTTACGGGTCCGCTTGAATAGCGAAGTCGTGGTGCGCTCTTCATGGCCAGGGACGAAGTAATCTGCCGTGATCGTGTCTTTGAGTTCGTGTGTTTGTTCGACGGACATAGATTTGGATACCCGTGCAAGCCCCTCCTGCATGCACGAATGACAGGCGTGCTCAAGCGGCACGCCATGGGAGCAACGGGGCATGATTTGGGCAAAAAGAAAGCCGCGCGAGGGCGGCTTGTGGGGGGGGGAGGGCTTATACCCTCGAAACGAATCGCGGGGTATAAGCGAAATCGCTTGTAAGGGATGAAAGGCACGCGTAGAGTGGACTTGCGCGTTATTGAGCAAGTGGCGCGCACCCAAGGCTTCGCTGGCGTGTGCTAGCGGGGCCGTTTTTTATGTCGGCATCACGCCGTCTTCCATTGCGCGGGCCAGTCGCTTTGCGCGGTCACCGACCTGTTTGGCCCAGATCGAATTGAGCATCGCCGCGGCGGCCACCGCATACGAACCGCGTTGCATCGCGCCGAGAGCGTTCTTGAACGTCAGCAGCTTCCCGACCCCCAGGTTAAACGCCATATTCGCAACGACGCGTTGGCGAACCTCATCGAGATCACGCCACCATGGCAGATTGCGATCGAGGTTTGCGAACACGTCCGCGAGGTCATCGGCGAGCAACTGGTCGACTTGTGCGTCGGTGAGCGGATAGGCCCAGCTCGTCGGTAGAGGCTTGGCATTGAGGTTATGACCAACCGCAACAGTGTCCCGAGGTGGCGTCGCCGTGTCTTTGTACGGGAAGCGGCGCACGCCTTCATCGCGGCGCAGCTCTGCCTCAAGAAGCGCAATGTCCATCGCGACCTCACGAATGAAACTTCAAACAAACGGGGGAGTTTGTATAACTTTTGATACGCAGTAGTCGTTTCTGTGCGAAACGCGCTGGAAATAGCGACTTTTGTGTATCGAGTGTGTGTTTCTGTGTATTAGCAGATTTGCTAGGTTACTTGTCGGCCTTGCCATCAAGTTTTTCGTCGATGCGCTCGAGCTTCTTGAAGACCGCATTGATCGATTCGCTGAACCGGTCAATCGCCTTCTCTAAGGCGCTCGAAGTGACGAACGTTTCCGCGCAGTGCAACTTGAACTCCGCGAGGTCATCAGCGCGCTTCTGTAGAGCCAGGTCGTGCGCTTCCAACTTCTTGTCCAGTTGCGAAATAGATCGCTTCAGCATGCCGCCGAAAACAGCACTAACCAGCGCAACGCCTGCGCATCCGATCTCAACAGCGGCGGTGTAATCCATGCAAGTTCCAGGAGAAAAGAAAAAAGCCACCGCGAGGGTGGCTTGGGTTTGTTGTGGTTGCAGCGGTTTATCCGCGGTCTTCTTCGTCCAGATCCAGCGGGATCGTCTTGCCGAATCTTTGATGGACTCGATTCAGTTTCGAAATGAAGTCTGGGTAGGTGTCCGATAGCTTCATGATCGTGGTCACCGAGGCCAGGTGTTCGCGCAGCTTCGGATGACCAATGTCTTGCGTGAGCCGGCGATGCAGATGCGCCTTGCGATCTTCCTTCTTTGCAAAAGACTTCAGTTCTTCCAGTAGCCCCGGAGCCAACCGCCCATAGACAATATCGTTCGTCAACAGGCCGAAGTATTGCGGCCGGAACTGAGGGTTGTCAGGCGGGTACTTCAGGCTGCGAAGCCGGAACAGTTCTTCGTAGTAGTCTGGCGGGAAAGTCTTGACGTACGGCTGCAATTCCTTGGCTACGAATTTCTCTAGGATTTGCGCAAGCGCATCGCGCTCGCGGTCCTTTTGGTAACCAGTCGCTTCGTCGACCAGCGCAATGATGCCAACGCGCATAAGGCCGCGGGCCAAGGTCTGGCACTGCGCGACGATATGCTCTTGCTGCTTGCCTAATGCGCCGGCATCCCATGCCTCCAGCACCGCATCGACCAAGTCGGTCAGGATCGTGGCCGGATATCCGTTCGCCGCACTTCCTCCGTGTGGCGGAATGAACTGAATCGGAGATTCCAGGCCGCCCGCCAGAGCCTTGCCAATAAAGGGCTCAAGAGCTTTTGACCCAGTGAAACGGCTAATCCGTGCGCCCCCTTCGCTGAGCCCAACCGCAGCCGTCAGACCCATCTGAGTGATAACGCGAGTCCCATCACTCAGCACATAACACGGTATCTCAACATCACCAATGCGCAACGGACGATCAGCCGATCCGTATGTTGCATGGGGCATTGCCTTCTTGGCCTCGCGCGCATTCACCGCATTTTTAGCCCGCTGCGCGCGCTGTTCTGGCGTCATCTTCTGCGCCGCCGCTTTGCCGCCTTTTGCTCTTCCCTTCGTTTCAGCCACGACAGACTCCCGTTGATGTGGAGCCTAAATAATATCTATCTTTTTCATTCTAAGCAAGATACATCAAACAATGTGAGCCGAAGATAGATTGTGTGCGTATAACTATTTTCGCTTGACAACCACACCAAAGGGGTGGATTATGCACGCAACAGGGCGGCCTACCGGCAACCCGCCAACTCCGAAAGGAAGATTCGATGATCTACTATTTTCGTGCGCGCTCGCGCCGCCCTGGATCTTTTAATGCGATACAAAGCACCGTCGACGGAAGACCTGGCGCGACTCAAGGAACAGCTCGGATATACCGGTTCCCGGATGGCCGCATTGTTCGGCGTGTCGGACGACAATCAATTCCGGAAATATACGGGCGGCAAGGAGCCGCGGAAGGTCAACGCGCAAATGCTGTTCTTTGCTATGGCGCGTTTGGTGCTCAAGCAAAAGGACATCGAGACGGTATTGGAAAAGATGCGCGAGGTCGGAGCGGACATCGACCTGGACGCGCCATCCACTTCCCGGGCTTCAACTGGCGAACCGGAGTAGTCGCCGCAGCGCTTCTTCTTTCGGCCTGTGGCGGCAACAATCCCAATCCTACGTCTGCTGTAGTGGCGGCATCACCTGTTGCGTTGAGGGGTGGGACATCTGAACCACCGGTTGTTTCATGCACGACAGAAGCTAGTCGATAGCACGATACATTATGCGGAATGACGCTAAAAAAGAAAGGTCCTAGTAATAAAATACTAGTATCGTCGATGCTAGGAGATTCTATTGTGAAAAATAAAACATCCGTGGTTGTTGTTATACCGTTTTACAACGGGAGCAAATGGATCGAGCGGGCCGCGAAGAGCGTATCCGAGCAAACGATCAGTCCGGACGAATTCATTGTTGTTAATGACGGATCAAACGATGCGGAACGGGAAGCTCTGACTCCCATGGCATCCCAATACGGATTTCGAATCATTGACAAACAGAATGGCGGTCAGGGATCTGCTCGCAATGCTGGCGTCTGGGCATCAACGTCCGAATACATATCATTTCTGGATCAGGACGATTACTACCTGCCGCATCACATCGAGGATCTTGTCGAAGCGCTACCGTCCAATGACAGGAGATTGGGTTTCGTATATGCGGACCTCTGCGAAGGTGATGAGGAGGGCAGGATCGTTCACTCGAATCTGCTGCATCAAATAAAGCACGTCTCACACCCCAAAAAAGGCCATATCGGTGAATTGATTCGGAACGACCTCTTCATATTGCCATCCGCCTCTCTGATCAAGCGCAGTGCATTTGAGGAGGTTGGCGGGTTCGATCCTCAATTTATGGGATATGAGGACGATGATCTTTTTCTGCGGATGTTCCGATCCGGCTTCACCAACTATTTTATAGATAAGCCAGTGACGGTATGGTGCACCCATACTGGCTCCACGTCGTGGAGCATAAAAATGTCACGCAGTCGCTACAAATATTTCAGAAAACTGACCGAAAACTACCCTGATGATGTCCATAAGGCTCAGTTTTTCATGAGGGACAGTATTGCGCCACGCTTCGAGCCTGACTTCGTTCGCGAGGCGATCCATGCCTCCAGGAAAAAGCCTGAGCACGCGAAAGAGTATATCGATATTCTTGCCGGGTTCGTCGGTATCGTCACGGCTAATGATGCCGTCGATGACGAATTCAAGAGGCATCTTCGCCGTTCGTTGTCAGTTGCCAGGGGGGAGGAAATTTCGGTTGAGGACTACGGCAAATTCCAGCGCTCGCTCTACGATTGCTATCGGTCCACCTCGTGGAAAATCAGCTCGCCCTTGCGTCTTGCAGCAAAAACACTCACCGGGAAACGGTTCATCAGGGATTCGATACCATCGGATGAAAGTGAGGCGATGGATCGATTTATTAGGCTAAGGCGCTCGGTTTCGTGGAGACTAACCGCTCCCGTCAGATTTGCCAAACGAGCAATCAAAAATGTTTAGGGCACAAATGCTAAGACTCGCCAGAATGATCAAGGAACTTGGTGGAACCGTATCTATACGCTTCCACGAGGGTATTTACGATGCATCCTGCGACGGGGTGCTTCATTACGGCATGACCCCAGAGGGGGCCGTATGGAATGTCCTCAACCAAAAGCGAAGAGCGCGGAATCGTGCAGCGCCCACTGAGGCGCGCGAATACCGCGTTAGTCGCTTCTATCAGGTCATTGTCGGGGAAATTCCATCGGCCGGCCAAGGGTGATCAAGGCACCGCCATGCCGGAAGTATTGCTTGTGCCTTGGTCTACGACCGGCGTCGTGCATGTAAGCGCGTTGCCGAGGTTCACGTTCCCGCTAGATCCAGTCTGATACCAGATGCACGTCGTCAACCCTCCGATCTGGTTCTGCCCGATCGTAAACTTTCCACCCGCATTGGAGCCCAGGACAATGCCGTTGGTGCCTGTGTTTGCGCTGTCATCTTTGTTTATGTTGTTCCCGGTGATAGAGCCGCTTGCAGTCGGGCTGATGAAAATAGCGGACGTGTTCGTATGCACAAAGATGTCGTTATGATGGATCATAACGTTGCCAACGAGACTGTTGATCGATATCTCGTTACCAGAATTTGCGAATTGTGAATCCGATATCTGGAGTTGCGACAATTCACCGGTCGAGCTGGGCGGAACAAGGAAACCCGTGAAATCGTTCTGAAAATTTGATTGGGTGATTGTCATCCCCTGGCAGAACGATCCATACACCACGCCAGTTCCCAGATTATTAAAAACCGATTTGGAAATATTGACGTATATCGCGTACTGGCTGCCATTTCCCTGACAGACCAGACCGGCGCCAGTCGCGGTGGAATTTGCTCCAGCGCCATAAACGGTAACACTCTCGACATTTACATTGTCCTGACCGTTGATCAGGATTGCATCTGTCCAGAAATGAGATCCGCCGCCCCCGCCATTGTCCGATCCTCTAAGCGTGACATTGTAGATGTCACTGCCCGCGAATTGATTCAGAGAACTGGTTTGGGTGAGCAGAATTCCGGAAAAACCTCCGTTTTGACCAGTCGTAACAGTCATGTCCCTGATATGGGCCGAACTGCCAGGCGCATTGCTAGTAACTACAATGCCGTTATTGGCATTCGGAAAATTCAGGGTGGTTACGTCCTGACCGGATCCCCGGATCATGATTGAGGATGGGGCTGTCGGATTGGTGTATGAAGCCGCCGAACTGAATTTATATGTGCCCGGAGGGAAGTCCACGCAAACGGACCCCGTGGGATTGGCCGCAATTGTCGCAAGGAAAGCCGCGCTGTTGTCGTTCGTGTTGGTGTTGTCGCCCCCATGATCCATGATGGACGGGCAAACGAGGCTTTTTGCAACATATGCCGTCGTCGCAACTGAGGTGTTATTGGCCCCGCGACTCGCTGTCGGCGCAACCGGGCTTCCCGTAAAGGTTGGCGATGCCAGCGGCGCGTATGTGCTGGCGGCATTACCTCCGAGCGACGATGCATTGATGGCGGTGTTGCAGCCGAACCCGCTTCCACTCGTCCATTGCAGCGCGCTAGATGCGGTGCTGCAGCTCGGGACCGAGGCCGCTACAGGGATTGCGGAAGAAGCTGACGTATTGGCAACAACAGTATTTGCACTTTGGGCGGCCAGATCGCCAATCGAGAAAAGTCCCGTAGCGGTAAGCGAGCCCGTGACCGTCAGATTCGAGATGGTAGGAGATGCGCCAAGAACGATGCCACCTGAACCCGTGACCGCCTGGCCAAGCGCGGATGCTACACCCGTACCCAATCCAGCGAGGCCGGCGACAGGAAGCCCCGTCGCGTTGGTCAGAGTGATTGCCGAGGGCGTCCCAAGGTTAGGAGTAACCAGCGTAGGTGAATTCGACAGGACAGCCGAACCCGATCCGGTCGAAGTCGTCGCGCCCGTTCCACCATTCGCCGCGCTAAGCGGATTCTGGAGCGTGAGGCTATTGAACGTGGGAGACGGGAAAGTCTGGGCGAGCGCCACCACCGGCACCAGCAGTGCCGCGAGAATCAGTTTCTTCATGGATTTTTAGCTGAGGGAAACGACGCCGCCGTTGTTCCAGAGAACGCCGGCAGTGGTGGGTTTTTCAGTGGGGAGATTGGCCGACCAGGCGGTCGAATTGATGATCGATGCCAGTTGGGACAGTGGCATGGAGCATTGGGCCATCTGGCCGTTTTGCATCTGCGCAATCGTGACCAGTTCGTCGCCCGTGAGGGCTTGGGGAAGTCCGAATATCTTCATTTATTCTTTGGGGTCTATGAGTTTTCCGTTGTTGACATTCCAACCATTAGGACTGTTGAAGTGCTTCGCCCATTGCGAATCCGTCATCTGGATAAGTTCTTTCTCACCAGGAAGATTCGGGTAATCCAGGATGTCTGTGTCGTACCAGCCAATTACGGGGGCAGGCTGTTCGGCTTTCGGGTCGTATTGTGCGAATCTCGGCATTTAATATCCTTTAGCAGTCCACCAGACCGTGTCGCTACCCCCCGAGGGAGCCGCTACGGAAATAGAGAATTGAGTGGTGCTTGTGGCCTGACCTCCGCAGCATGTGAAGACGGTAAGGTTGATGGCATTTCCGAGGCTGCATGTAAAATTCAAAACCGCATTGGGAAACGCGATCGGGAAGTTCAGGCCGTTCGTTGTGATCTGAGTAGGGAAAAGTCCATTTCCCCATTGTTCAATGAAGAACCCGGTTGGCGAGTTGGAATCGGGATACTTCTTGAATCCATTGGCCGAAAGGGAGCTGGGGAATTGACTTGGCAACTGCCCTAGCGGCATAGCCTGTGTCGGCGACACGGCTTGGGCCACATTAAATGTTTCGCTTGATGAACCATTAAGCGCCGCGAAATCCGCCTCGGCCTGGCCAAGATTGATTGCCTCATTTGATGTCGCAGCATTCGGCACGACAACCGGGTTATTGAAGGTATTGTTCCCGGTCCATGTGTTGTTTCCGGATAACTCGGCAAACGACGCCTGCTGGCCCGCAGTGGGTCCGCTAAAGACGAAGTCGCCGACCAGCCACGCTAATGCCGTCGTTCCTTCCTGAGCGCGCTGAACGGTTAGTGTTGCACTCGATCCTGAAATCGTGATTGCTGTTGCATATACGATTTCATAGTTATTGCGCGTCGCCTGATCGTTCAACGTGATCGCAAGAGCAAACCCCGATGGAATGGACGATGGAAGATTGGCCGAACTTGCAAGCGTGATCGTGGTGGCTGTGGTCGACACAGCGCCAGCCAACGCCGTATTGACGTTGTTCGCAAAAATGAAAGTGGTCATATCACGAGATGCAGATAACGCCGCCGTTGACCCAAAGCTGATTCGGGTTGTTCGGGTTTGTTGTGGGCAAGCCACCGCCGCCGAGTGCGAGAAGCTCTGCGGCGGTAATGGTCCCGAAGAAGACTGGCGCACCCGAGCCTGACCCACCCGGCACTACTGCGACAGTGCCGCCGTTGTACCAGATGTCTCCGACCGAAAGACCTAATGATGAAGTCGGATAGTTGAGCGGCGCCGTCATCCACAGCACGCCACCGTCATTCAGGAAACTCGCCAGGTTGAATTCGATGTTGTACTGGAACGGGAATGAAGCGGTACGACTGGCAAGCAATTCCTGAAGGGCAACCGACACCGAATCCTGGAACGTCGTAACCGTGAACGTGTTACCCGACACAGTTATCGATGGGGGGTCATTGAGAACCGGATAGTCCGATCCGCCCGCACCGTTGATAAACCGGTTGACCCGGTTTTTCAGCCAGCCAATGGTGAACATCTGCCCATCGCCTCGATACAAAATCCACGTCAACAATCTTTTATAGATGTCATCCGACGCCACCTCTGCCGTTCCGGACGCGGAAAAACTCAGGTAGTCATACGGAACCGTGTTGTACGGGAACACGTTGTATCCGGCACGCACAATCGAACTCTGCGTCGAGAGAACGGGGCGCGTAATGCCATACACGCCCTGTCCAATCCAGTCGAGCAGAGGTCCGTTGATATTGGGTGATGTGTAAAGGCCAAGAGGCGTATTGTTGAACCACGACAGGTATCCCTGAGACAGCGAATTAAACCCGTCGACAAAGGCTTGCAGGTTTTGATCATCCGCGTATTCCCGGTACAAATAGCTCGGGATGATCTGCTGCAATGGCGTGGTTGCAAAAGATTCGACCTGCATGCATTAGCCTTGATGGACGGTAACGCCGGCCGCCGAGCATGTGAACGCGCTTTCAGGATCACTCGGAATGATGCTCGTGCCCGCAGTAGGGGAGGCCGGCACTCCGTTGATGGTTACGGCGAACTCCAGTGTCGTGATGTTCTGCGGAGCGATCACCGATGAGACTGCGCTCTGAAACGCTGCCGTCATTTCAAGTTCGTTAATCGGCTGACCGACAAAGATGCTATTGATGTAGTTCTGTATCGCTGGAGCCGCCAGTTGCGCGACGGACGTGCCGCCAGTGAAACTCGGCAGCGTCGTATTCCACGTCACGTCCACAGTCACGATCTGCTGCGGCGGATTGACGAACGTGATTGAATAGGTATCCGGATTCTGGAACAGCGAGACAGAGACGTTCCGCGGATTCGGAGACAACGTTGCTCCGCTCACATACGAACCAAAGGCAGAACCGTTCGTCGTCGTCGTAATTGTGGTGGCCGTGACTGATGCCACGGTGTAAGTCAGGTTGTACGCGGATGGGGTTGCCCCGGTTACCGTGAACGTCTGCCCCGCGATATAGCCGTGATTGAGGTTGGTTGTGATGACGACCGGATTCGCCGCCGTCATCGCGGTAATGGCGAGTTGCGAACCCTGAAGTACGGCAATGTCCGGAACGCCTTGCAGAATTGCAGTCGCCACCGAGAATGCATCGCCACCACCGCACACAATCTGCCAGCCGCCGGGCAATTGATTGATCGATACGAGTCGCGCCTGAACGCCAGTGATTTTCTCGAGAAGCGTCCGGACGTATGCTGGCGTTCCAGTCGATGCAACCTGTCCAGCCTGAAGCACTCGCGCCCTGTAGTCCTGAACGCTTTCGCTTGTTGTTGCTGGAGTTCCCGCCTCGGGGTTATTGACGGTGACGTTATAGGCGCTCGGAACCGAGGTAACGATCTGTGTAACCGTATCAGCGGGGATAGCAAACGTGCCGCTGTTCGTCGCGACGGCGAAGAGCTGCGGACTGAACCCGCTTGTCTCGATTACACCGCCGTCCTGAAGAGCGTATTGATTCGTACCATCAGATACAAGGAATCCCGGCTGGAATACGTATCCCGCAGGGCCTGCGAACTGGACAAATACGCTACCATTGGCGCCGACACCCTGCGGAATTCCAGCCTGTGCGCCGAGTTGGGCGAGCAGAAATGCATTAGCTCCATAGGGCGTAACACTGTTGACGGCCTCAACGCGCGCCTGATCGATCGCTACCAGCGCGCCAACGTCCGTACCGCTGATGTCATCAATCAGGCCTGCTGGCAGCACCGTATAACCTGGGGACTGCGTGGAGACGTAGTTAATCAGGTTCGCATAGAGCGTTGCCGGCGGCGTCGTCACCGGGCCAGATGCCGTCATGACCAACGGGATGGACGTGGGGGAAATGGTCATGTCGCAATGGTTTGATTGATGATTGCACCGCTATGGCACACGGCATTTACTTGGTAGACGGGCGGGAAAGAGGCGGGGACTCGCGTGATCGTCAACGACGCGAAATACTGTGCGAAGTACTGCTGTATCTGCGTTACATAGAAGTCCGGGAAAACCTGGGTCACGATCGTTTGCATCTGCGGGATGCCAACATTCGCGAAAAATGGCGATTCTCCGAGATTCAGTTTCAGCGCCTGAACCAGAGTAGTCAGATAAATGTTGTCGAGGAATCCGTTTGCATCTGGCGTTACCTCAATCCACTGGTATGTGCCGTCTTCGTTAAAAGCTCTTCCCCACGTTCTCATTTAAGTGACCTATGTATGTCAGAGACATATCCACCAAGCTTTTTCGCGCACGAATCCCTCGCGAAACTTTCTCGCGAATATCTGGTTATCGTGCTGTTCGTAAAAAGCCGATCGGACGCGTTTCCGTGGGCGTTTGAGGTGGCGAGCAGGGCAACTCTGTTTGTCGAGCGCGATCTGCAATCAATGAAGGTGTATGTCGCCGCCTTTATCGCCACCTTTGAAGGGGCGACACAGGCAATGGATTTGATCCACTACGTTCGAGGCTGGAAAGGCACACACTTTTACGCGCAAGGGCGCATGGTTATCGGAGAAATGGAGCAGGCTTTTCATCTCGAGGCTGTCTTGCGATGCTTCGCCGACTCATGCGCCACTCGGGACTACCGTGCGCATTGCTTCCGCCTCATCGACAATCCATTTGAGCCATTAGCTCCATACCGCAACTTCGATCACGTCGCGCCGTATTTCAGGCACTACGAGGCTAAGGCGGATAACGGGACATACGTTTTCCCTTGTCGCCACATGCTCAAATGGTTTCGAGCACAGGAAGACCATCCGGCATCCATACCGGACCAGATTCAGGCGGAAGGCGTCGAGAAGTACTGCGATGTCTGCCCGCGATTCGAACCCGATGATTTCGGGGTGACCATCATTAAAAGGAAACTGAAGTGAATCGAATTCTCATCCCGGCCATAGTCGGTCTGATTTCCATCAATGCACACGCCGTCGATCTGGCTGGAATTCCGCAGAACTGCCAGGCACCCTTGGCACACGACATGGAAATGGAGAACATCCCCTACCTTCTCGATCTCGGGCAGAACGCGGCGCGCATCACCCTGATCGAAACAATAGGTGGGACGCCGGCCTACCAGTACGCGCCGGGCCAGTATCGGATTGATTGCTTCATCACCGTCCACTGGAGCAACGGGGTGACTGATTACGGCTTCAAATTCAGCATGTGGCAGGATCGGTACGGCCAGCTAAAGGGAACCTACTCCCAGCATTAAGGAGTAACTGGACCGCCCGTGTCCGTCTCGGGATTGCTACCCGGAATGTACGGGTGAACGTGATCCTCGAACACAACGCCATTGCCCATCGTTGCACCGGCAGCACCAAATGTGAACGTCTTCCCGCCCGCGGTAATGGTCACGCCATCAGCATTAAGCATCAGCGAAGTCACTCCGCCGAAGTTGAGCAATATCTGCGTCTCTTCGACTACCGCAGTATTGGAGCCGAATGTCGCCGTCGTCCCGGACTGGTTCGTTACGACCGATGATGTTGTGCCTTGCGTCGTTCTGCTGATAACACCATTGGGGCCTTGAATCTGGGCGGCATTCTGGTCGATCGGACCCGAACCGGAGTTGCTGACCGGCACGAAAACAAGTGCCGTCAGGTTGGCGCGTTGCGTCAGCGTTGCCGTCCCGCCACCCAGGCCGGAAACTCCGCCGAGATACGTGTCAGCGGGCATCGTGACGCCCTTATCGCCCACCTGGGTCGGCATCCGTATCCACGGGCTTTCTGCCTTGGGGATCGTGATGTTCGGCAGCGCCTGAACTGAATCGCTCACTTCGAATGCGACCGTTACGATTGAGCCCGACACGCTCACTACCCGACATGGAAGCGCGCGACCGAGTTTCTGAATCGCCTGCTGCGCCCGATTGATTGCAAGCTGGTTCGCGCTCTTCTGCACCCATAGCTTGTCGTAGTTATCGGCCATTTGGATTCAGGATGCAGTTAGCGATCGTCACCCATTGAGACGCGTCAGGTGCGCGGAAATTGCCGACCTGTCGCAACTCCTGGACGATGAAGTTGTTCTGGAATGTCGTCTGATACTTGATACTCGATGGATACGCTGATTGGGTCGTCGTCACGAAGCCGGGGAGGTTTTGAAGCCCTTGCGGCATCCGGACAATGCTACCCATTTGCAGATCCGCTCTTGCCACCATCTTGATCTGGATGGTGTTGACGCCGATCCACGTCGGTTGGCCTATGAAATCCGTGAAGACGAGTTGTATCGGGGCGGGGGAAAATGACTTGTCGAATACGACGATCTTTCCAGCCTGAATACCGATCGTCACCCGACTATCGAAAATGCCTTCGGTAATGTCCCCGACCACTTGCGCCAACTGGTCAAGCGTGTCGTAGACGCCGATCTCGTCATGATTCTGCACAAGATCATTGCTGATGTTCATCTCGATCGGCATATTGGGATATGCAACATCGAGTGTTTGAAGCAGCGCGTCGGACAGTTGCGCCCCGGCGCGCCAGTTCAGCACGAAATTCCCCGGATTGTCGATCGTGAACGTGCCCGGCAAGACAACAAAGTCAAGGCTCTGATCGACGCCTTCCCAGTTGCCGAACGCCTGAAACACCATGCCTTTCAAGATGGTTCCGGCCTGTGCCGGATTGACCAATGGAAGGCCGGCGCGCATCCCCGCCTTCAGTTCAAGCGTCATCCCGGCGAACTGCTGAGGCTGCGTCAGATCCTGTAGCGCTATACCGCGGACCTTGATTGTCGATGCCCCTGTGGGCGTTCCATACGGGCCGACCAGAGCATCGTATTCAATCTGCAGCGCCGCAGGATCGATGATGTTATTCGGATGACTCGTCCACGTCCGGATTGGCGTCGTGCTTCCGGCTGGCGTTAGGGTCAAGGAATAAAATCGCATTACGGATTGACTTCTATGTTGCCGGTGTCTTCGCGGTAGAGGATCGTACTCTGGCTAAAGATGCCCGGAGCCAACAGCACGTCATGGTTGAGTGACGACCCAACCATCGCTCCCGTCCATATCACCGTGCCGCTCACGTCGACGATCGACATGTAGTAACGCTGGCCGTAGAAACTCCACGTCACATTTGCCACGTAGCTACCGCCATCCAGCGTTACCGGTGTCGAGAACGGCGGATTCGACGCGTTCGACGGAGTGAAAGGAATTAGCGTCACAGCGGAGAACTCAGGAATTGATTGACCGCGCCCGTTAGCTGGTTAATGCCTTGCGTGGCGCTTTGCGCTGCCGCACCGACTGCTGTCTGCGCACTCGACCAGAAGGAAGACCCGGCAGCGGGCGTGGCTCCCGAAAGTTGCGCGCCAGACGATAACTTGGACATCAGTGCGTTAAACGCGCTCGTAGCACTCTGTTGCGTCACCAGTGGTTGAAAGAAGTCCCACTGGTATTCGATCTGGACTTGCCTCCCCGCGCCGCCCGTCACGTCCGTTACCTGGGTGAGCAAGCAATTCGGGTAGATACCGGCCGGCGTGGCAATCGTGTATGTTCCGCCCGCTGCGTTATGAGCTGCGAGTGACGATTGCAGGGACGAGAAAATCGCCAGTTTCGTCAGGTAACCAGCCGTATCATTGACGGGGGCAATCATCCGCAAAGAAATCGACAGCGGCTGCTGGATGGTCGCGTTCGCGGCCGTCTGCTGATTGGCGAACGGATATACAGCAACCTGCTGGCTGATCAGCGTCGAACCAGGAACAGGGATGAACCGCGCAAAGAAATCGTCAGCCGTCAGGCTTCCACTGGACAACAGCCCTTGAGCGCCCCCGAGCAATTGGCCGGTGAGACCAATGATCGGCAACATCCCGCCCAACGTATTCGACGCGATGCCGTCCACCAGAATGATGGGCGACACCTGGAAGGCGATGTCATACGTACTGCGGAATGCATCGGAAATGGCGGCCATATCAATGAGGTGCGGCGTTCATCGACGTTGCCACATTCGCTGTCGTCGAGTTGGTGATGTTGATGTTGACGCTCTGGCCTTGGCGAGCCAGCAGCGCCATGATCTTGTTGATATACGGCTGGGTTTCCGACGAAGGAGAATGCGATTCCCAGTTATCTCCATATTTGGAAATGGCCTTATCAACGTTCCCCATGCCCCAGTTATACGCGGCGAGGGCTTTTCGCACATCCCCGCCATATCGCTTCAGAAGAAAAGTGTCATATCGTCTCGCTGCATCCATTGAATCTTGTAAATTGTTGACATCTCCATGACCCCATTCTTTCCACGTATCGGGCATGAATTGCAACGGTCCAAGTGCGCCTTTGGGTGATTTGAGATTTTTCCCTCGGTTTGACTCGACCGTATATTGGGCATCGACAAGTGCCCCCAATGGGTCAGCAGAAGGCGAAGATGAATCGGATCCGAGTAAATTTCTATCGATCCAATTGCCCACCTTTGTTCCGTGCATCCAGTCGACAAGGGCATCAAGTTTGGTGTAGTTTTTCGAACCCTTGGGGGTTGGCTGCCCGGTGGTTATTTCGTGGACGACTGGCGTTACTTCCTTATCGATGAACTTTGCAAGTGCAATTGCCGCTTTACTGGCTGCATCGCCGAGTACCACAAGATCCGGGCCAGCCTTCGCCAAGCTCTCATTGAACGTGTTCAGCACCTTCGCCCAATCGGACTGCAGCGCCGCTTTCACATCGGATGCCTGATCCGCCGTACCCTGATTGATCTCGTTCGCCTTGGCATCTGCCAACGTCTTATTTTGTGCCGCAACCCACTTTGCATCAGGCTGACTTTGCATTGCATTCAGTTGCTGAATGCTATAGAAGTCCGTAAAGCCATATGCCTTCGCCATAGATGCTGCCGGCATACCAGACTGCTTCCAGCCACGATATTTTGTGGCCGCTGCCCGTGCAAAATCGTACGTCAGTTGTTCGGCGTCTTCGTTCTGGATTTGCTGTGGAGTCAGGCCGGCCGCGATAAACGCGCGCCAGCGAGATACATCACCCTGCGCATTTGCAACGTTGCCAAGATCGGAAGTCCCAAGACCGAAGCGTTCGAAATTCGCGTCAAATGCCTGCGTCTGACCAATACGAAGGCCAAGCCCTCGCGCCTGGACATTCTGCCCCGCAACAGTGCTGGTTGCGCCATATACGGCACCAAGAGCAGACCCTACACCGCCGACGCCGACTGTCCCCAACTTGAGCAAAATCGTGCTCATGCTGACGATGGACTTCTGCATCGCAGCGGACGCTTTTTGCATCCGCGTCATCTGGATCGCGCCGTCCTTGGCCTTGACGTTGAACTTATCCTGAACGCCAGTCGCGCGGTACATCGCTTTCGAGATCGCGTCGGCCTGAATGGCCGCGATCATCAGGAAGTCTTTCGAATGTTTCGAAGACTCCGAAAACCCCTCCATGCCCTCACCGGCATCATCGATAACGTCGATGACCTTGGCCCAGTCCTCGGGCATGTCCTTGAGCTTTTTTTGGTACTCCGAGAATTCCTTGTGGAAGGCTGCAAATTTGCCGTCCGGATCGATGTCGATTTGGATAACGCTCTTCGTCGTCATGATCTCTTAAGGGCTTCTATCAGGTATCGATTCTTGTACTCCTGCGCCGAACGATAGGGCGAGTCGTACTGCTCGAAGGTTTCGGCGAATCCCTCGCCAGCCATCCATTTCAGGATGGAATCGAGGACGGTGCCGGTTTCGTAGGCGCACCCGGCATCAAGTTCGGCAAAGAAGCGCCGAACTCCGTAGGCGTCAAGGATGTAATCGAGGCACCGAGCAGACCAGCGTATGCATCCGCTGTCGTCGCGCGATCGGCCTTCCGGGCCATCGCATAATTGCATGTAAAAAAACAGATGCCCGACAGCGCCTCCCCCCAATCTTCTTCGTCGATCTTGCCGGCAGAGATCGCCATGTCAACAGGGAGCATGTCCCAGCCGTGCTGGCCGGGGCAGAGAATCATGGTGAGCCGCTTCAGTTCTTCGAGAAGGGAAAGCGTCTCGTCGTTGTTGACGTGACCTTCCTTGTCGACCATTCCTCGCGCAATCGCGTCTTTTCGACCCTCATCGCGTAGAGTCAACGCAGCAATGCGCGGTGCAGACTGCATCAGGTAATGAGCGCCCTTACTGGCAAGTGCCGATTTGGTCGCGGAGATTACGCGGTAATTCTGCTCGAAAATTTCCCGACTAACCGGAGTGTGGAACGCCCAAAGCTTGACCACTTCTTCCGTCACATCCTTGCCGTCCACTTTCTTTGTGACCGTCTCCGTCGCAATGGGTAAGGCGAGATGACGCTTATCATCGATTTTCATCTGATTCCTTCAATCAGCCCTTAAAGGAAGATGCCGCAGCAGCCGGTAAGGGGCCGGTGTTCGGTTGCGAGCCTAGCTGCGGCAAAGCCGTATTACGTGGGAGACCAGAGCGATGCGTTGATGTTGAATGATCCGCGGAGCGTCAGGCGCACAACCGGGTCAGTTCCGTCAAAGGCTCCGGGATCGATGCTGCGAATCCCGGTGTCATTGATGGAGATAGCCGGGAATGCCGACGTATCCGAATAGATCGTCACATCGCCAAGCACGGTTGTTTTCTGTGCTTGAGCAAGCCACGCCGCGGAAAGCCCTTGCGAGCGCAACAGTCCCACCGTGATCGTCGCCATCACATACGGCTCCGGCGAATTCACAACACCGGTTGCGGTTTCGATCTGCTGGTTCCAGTCGCCTTCGAATTCGATCCGGGCGAACTGCTTGCCCATGAACTGGGGCGTGATATTCAGAGTCGGAGTCGACGGGACAACAACATGGCAGCGGACGCGGTTCAACGGCCCCGCATTAAGAAACGGATTTGGCATTTATGTTCTCCCGGTCCTTATGCGAACTGTGTAGCGTCGAGGTTGAACTGAATCGTAAGAAAGGCGTTCTGACCCACCAGCGTTGCCGCGAACCCGTTATAGATGCCGGCGTTGTAGTCGCCCGGATTCTCTTGCGTGTAGGTGGCAAACGGAACGGCAGTGATCACAACGCTAAGCGCACAGCCGAAAGCGACCGCTGAATTGCCGACGTTTTGCGCGACGGCGAGCAGCGTATTGATGCCTTGCTGGTTGTAGAGCAGCGGAGGATTGCTGTTCGATCCGTTGATGACCGCGTTTGCGAGCGCCTGCTTGACCTGGATGCGAAACCAGTCGACGCCATACCACCACGACGCCTGTTGCCCATCCATCGTCGTGCCCTTCCAGATGCCAGCAGCAGAGATGCCGCCTTCGCCAGCCGGGTAGATGATGTTTCCGGAATTGCTGAGGATGGTGTTGACGTTGGTCTGCTGCGATACCGGCCATGGCGTAACACCAGAAGCAAACCGGTATGACATCGGCGCCAGCGGATTCGCAGGACCGGGCTTGTTCACCAGCCACTGATAGAAATCCACGGCGAGTTGATGCTCAGTCGATGCCTTGTTCGGGCTAGGAACCTGCGCGTATGCCGCCTTATTGGTCGCGTAGGTCGGCAGATTAGCAACCGTCGTGGTGATGAAAAAATACGTCTGCCCGCTTGGGCTTTCGTAGTTCTTCGTCATCGTGTTCAACTCATCAGCGGCCGACGCGTCCCAGGAGGCCGGGATCAGGTATGCGTAGAACACCTGCGGGTTGCTGTTGGCCGTGATCCACGTTTGAAGCGCAGTCACACCCGCAGCGCCGGTCTGCACCGGGCCAAGCTCGAGCACATATACACCGACCGATTGGCCTTGCGCGAAAAACGTGGTCGCGGCGTTATTGACAAACCCGGCATTCGATGGGAGATACGTCCCTGCGGCAGTCTCAGTACCCGGATTCGCGGCGAGCGGATACGTGAAAGTATTCGTGCCCGTCACCGTCGCTGTGAACGTGCCGTTATAGCCAGCAGGCGTCGCACCAGTAATCGTGGTCGTGAACGTCTCGCCCGTTGTCAATTCAAGCGCCGCAGTTGCCGTGGCCGTGACGGTTCCGGACGCCCAGACGAGTCCGCTAAGGGGCAGCGGTGCAGCGAGGATCGACGTGACCTGCGAAAGAGTGCCGCAATACTGATACGAGCCGGAGGTGAGCGTGGTGCCACCCGCCGACACGATTGCGCCGCTTTGCTGGAGCTGTGACGGCGTCGGCGCACGCGTAACCGTGGTATTGACGGTTACGATCGTCGGTGTGGTTGTTTGTGCCATTTAGGCTCCAGAAAAGCAAAGCCCCGCGCGAAGGCGGGGCCGGGAAGGGTGGCGGGTGATGAGATCAGTCGAACGAGACGGACACGACGTTCGTACCCGCTTGCACGACGATGCCTACGAGGCAAGGGAAATCGAGAGGGATGATTGAGCCTGCGGCCATCTGTGCGGACGTGAAGGTCGCTACGATGTTGGCGGCTGCAACGCCACCGGTCGTCGCCACGTCATTGACCGTAAGTGCAGCGGCGGTCCCGCTCACTGCGATGATCTTGCAGATTCGACCGGGCGACGCCTTAACGACAAACGTACCGGTCTTGTTGAGCGCGCTGCTCGAGCCATTGCCGACGAGCAGATTGCCGCTCGCATCGGTTTGATTCAAAACAAACTTGCCACTCGGATTGACGGAAGTGGCGGCATTCAACGGCGATTGGGGCATGTCACGCTCCAGAAATGAAAAACCCCGCACGCGGCGGGCAGATGATGGGTCGAGCGGTTACGCTAGACGGTGATGGAAGAGAAACCTGCGGAAAGAATCTGGCGTCGCGCGATGGCATCGGCTGTTGCCTGGAAATACCAGGCTTCGATGTCGATCGTCTTTTTCATGGCGATGACATTCAGTTCGGACTGCGTTCGCTTTTGATCCTTGATCGCGGGCGAGTTGCGAAATCCGAATGCGTCGGTGTCGACCGAATATTCAATCAGCGAGACGAAATACTGGATCGCCTGCTGATTCGTGAAGCCGTACAGAGTCAGGCGCACCCGGTCAAGCGCGAGCTGGTTGCTCGGAAGATCGTGAAGCGGCGCCGGATCGGTTCCGGGTTCGGTCGTTCCCGGCCATTCGTAAGCCGGGAAGGTCGGCGCCTCGGTCAGATCCGGTTCAATGTGCGCCGTGATGTACGGTGGCACGACGTTAGCCGGCACAAGGTACGACGAGTACACGGGAGCCATGCTGTTCTGGCTGAGCCAGATCGGCAGGCTGTTCGAGACGATCGGTCCAGTCGGCAAATCCGCCGCACTGTTGACTAACTGAGAGGCGAGGGCCGGATATACCGCGTTGCCCAGGTAGTGATACAGGTTCGCCTGCTCGTAAAACGATCCTCGAGCGTTGAACGAAAACTGGATGCCGTTAAACGTGCCAATCCACAGTTCGTTAGGTGCGACCTCATTGAAGTCGTCGATAGGACTCAGCGCCGAGAAGATGACGCGATTGACGTCGATCGTTTCGTCTTCGTTTTGCTGCTGATCGGTCGAATAGTGCAGCGAGCCCTTTACTGTTGTCGTGATGCCTGAGTTCACCCAGAACACATAGCTATCGGGGGGCAGGATTTGCTGGATGTACTTCGTGAAGACGACGCTCTGGCTTTGCGATAGCTGGTCGACGCCGGCCGCCAGAGTACTCGCCAACTGGCTCTGCGACCCAAGCGATTCGGTAATAGATGGCATCAGTCAAACCAGGCTTTGAGGGTCGTTAACATCAGGGTTGTATCGACAAACGACATACGTCGCGGATTCCCCTTTGCATAGGGATGCTTCAAGCGGTGATTAACGCCGTTGAGCGCAGCTTGAGTTGGCACGCCGCCAATGCCGGACCGCTCTACCTCTCCCGATGCGATGAAGTTTTTCATCATCGCCGTGATGCCGGATTCAGCGCCCGCGAACGGATTGCCCGATGACCGACCGCCCATCATCATTGTTTCGAGTTCGCCGGCAATCGAGTTTTCAAGCGCCTTGGCAATGTCGGGCAACTTCGCATCGGCGAATGTCTGCCAGATGTGATACTTCTCTTCGAGGATTGCGGCTACGTCGCCAGTGGTCTTCGTGACCGAACTGCTTTCGGGCTTCACTGGCTTGTTGCGCTTGCCTTTCCCCTTTCTGGCCTTCTTCTCTTTTTTCGGTGGATCTGCATAGGGCAGATCGATAACGCCAAGATTGAGCGTCAGTCTATTAGGCGGCGCATTCGTCGTGCCGCTCGAAACCGGGCTGAAACTTCCGCCACCGTCCGCCATCGGCGTATCGAACTCTTTTGCCGCCATGATCTACCTCAACTGATGCCCCAGATCGGCCCGTTCTCCTGGCTGGCTGCAAGCCATTGGCGCCCAAAAGGATCCTTGAGGGCCTGGAGGTTTTGCATGGTCAGACCGCTCAAGAACTCCGGCGAGAGCAGCCCATCCGATGTGCCTTGATCCGAAGCCGAATTGACCAGTCCGGGCGTGAAACTGGTTAGCTTCATGTCCGCGCGCGCCTCCGTGAAGAACGTTTGCCCCGGTTGGTCGGGGCACCAGTTCAGCAGGAATGACGTCGCGAGGCAGTAGACCGCGAAGCAGTAGAAGTCTTGCCCAACCGCACGCAACACCAGCAACGTCAACTCTTCGGCATAGCTCAACGCCCACGTCACATAGGGGCTATCCGCCGGCAGATCGGCAGTCGGCACGCCCGCGACCGTCGTTAGAAATGTGTACAGATCGGTCGCGTTCGGGCACTTCTGCGTTTGCCATGGGGCGAGCGCGCCCATACCGGGCAGGAAAGGTGGGCAGGACAGGGGCATGGTTAGCTACGGCGCGGGCGACCGCGGCGACGAGGTTCCGGATTGTCTTCGCCTACCGTGATCACTTCATGGATCTGCGGCTCGACGCCTTTCTGCTCAACTTCTTCGATCTCGACTTCGAAACCGCCGAGTCTCGAATCGGTTTCCTGCGCTGCTTTTTGCATCAGATCATCGGACGATGCCGCCGCTTCCTTGCGACGTTCCAATGCCTGTTTTACCAGCGCATCTTCGTTGTTCGTCATGCCCGTATAGAGGCGATCGAGCGGAATCGGATCATCGTACTGATAGCACTGGCCGACAAAGCCCGGACGCCGGTCAAGTTCCGATACCGGGATCAAGCCATACATGCGGTGCTGCTCAACAATGCGCTCGTGATCCACATGATTGCCTTGCGGATAGACGCTTTCCTGTTGGCCCGGTTTGATCTTGGTCACAACCGGTTTCTTGCTGTTTTCCACCCAATAGATCAGGTGAAATTCCTGCTTGGTCAGATTTGCAACATAGAGCTTGGACATGGTTTTTCCCTGAGAAAACCCCTGTTATTGAAGCCTGCGGAAACATGACAGGGACATGCTTGTCGGGCGCGCTAGCCCTATCCGCAGGACTAACCTTAGATAGCTGCGCTGATCAGCGTCAGAGCTTCCGGACGCGGCGCCCAGCCCGACGTCGAACGCAGTTCCGATACAACATCAACCGCGCCAGCCGTCAAGGGCGCGGTAATCTCGGTCGGAGCCGCACGGTCAACCAACTGGATCGAGCACGCCTGAAGGCCCGGCGTGAGTTCCGCAAATGCGTTGGTGTTGATGCGACCGCCGTCCGGCTTTTTCACTTC